GCCATTCCAGAAGTACAAGCCGGTGATAACATGTTAATAAGTCATCTTGCTACAACAGCGGAACAAGTTGTTAAATATTTTACATGGTCTTCTATATTATACACATGTATGTATGCTGGTTCTGTATCTGCTGATAAGCCACCTATCCACGACAAAATCACTTTACCAGCTCGTAATGCTAGTATTACACTTAATACACTTCCAAGTGGGGAAGATTCAGACGAACTAAGAGCAATCCAATATGCAAATGGTGGTACTGGTAGTGTTTTTACGGCGACTTCCATACAACCTTACAATGTAAGTAAAATCATCGATGCGATATACGAGATTAACGATAACATGAATATCCGCAATGAAACCTACAATACACTCGTGACTCAAAACATTAGTCTTAATAATACATTTGAAAACCAGGACCTCATTATTGGGGAAAAAGAAACTATGTTCAATAAACATAGATCATATGTTTTAACAATGATGAATAAAAACACCCGCATCAACAAACTGTATAATAAAAAACGGTTTTGGTTTTGGGTGTTTCTTGTTGTGTTCCTATTTTATGTATTTGGAATGGTGTCTTTATTGTACACTGGATCGTCAAATCTTTTAGGAATGAATGCACAATTAGTTGGAAATGTTATTGTGGTTCTTAACACTCTTATCGTTGTTGCTATTTTGTTATATCATGTTCTACATTATTTTTTCAAGAATAAATTCTTTTTCTAATATAAAAAGTGTCTATTATGGGTGAAAGACAACAGTTGAAAAATAAAATACATTACATGTCCAAAATGATTATTAACAATATACCAGATCAAACAGGATGGGCTTTTGCATTCAAAAGATGGAGAGGTTATATGGATAATACAGTTTTTCCAACAAGAATAGAATCAGCTTCTATTCTTGGAACTTTAGCGAACGAACAAACTGACCTTAAAAACAAGAATGGAATGATTGTTGACACTCAGAAAGAACAACTTGATGCTATTGAAAGAGTTGTCTCTGATTTTTACAATAAAGGCTATAGCTCGTTTCGTTCTTTTCAACTTAATGATTATAAAATAAATCACAAACAATTTCAGATGACACAGTTAAAATATATTTTAATTTTATTTGCAATCAGTATGACTATGTTAGGGATGTCATTACTCAATAAAATAAATCAAAATGTCGCTTCTGTAACTATTGCAATTATTGTAATATTATATAGTATATATTTATACCTTAATATTCAACAGAATAAAATGAGAAGAAAATATGAATGGGAAAAAATGTATTATAAGGGTCCCAAAAAGACAGAACATTGTAACAGTAGCTCGGAATATTCAATTTAATTGATATATGGTATGTAAGTTGGTCCGTTTTTTTTATATAAATTCACTTTGAACTCTCCTTCGTAGCCTATCACATTCACAACATCATTCGAGAAAATTTCTTCACATCCATATTCATTCCAACAATCTTTGTTATTGTGCACAATAGACAAGTTTAATGTATTATATCCATCACTGGATGTATAGTAACTCCATTTCGAACTAGCGTTATGTACCTGTCTACCATATAATGGCAATATCTTTTGATTAACCGAATCATTTAATACTCCAATGATGGTATAATTTTTAGGATAACCTCGTGTATGAATATTAATTGGTATTTTATTGACTACATGTACAGCATCGTCGTTTGTGGACGTATTTTGATTTACATCATTTAATTGTTGTTCAAGTGTTATCGCATTATTATTTATTGTTCTTTTTTTTACAAGATATTCTAAGTCGTTAATTTTACTTTTTAATAAAATCTCTTGTTGTTTCATATTCATAAAATATACTGTCATTGCAAACACAATTAGAACAATTGTGAATGATAATAAATCTAAAACCATAATTTTGTAAATATCCATTTTTTTATATTTACATATAAATAAAATCAGTATGCCAGTCATTGTTATGAATGATCAATCCGATATAAAGAATGTTTCAAATATCAGTGTTGTTGCAGACGTATTTATAATATTTATTTTAGGGTTATTTTTACTCGTGTTAATGACAACTTATACAAACAACATTCGGTTGTTTGTTTTGTCCCTTGCTGTATATTTTATAGGAATGAATATTTATATTTTACTTTACATTACTTCAATAAATGACAATAAAATAAAGAAAACTCTCAAACATCGTATATTAAACTTTATGGGAATTTATAATATATTTTTGGGTATGTTTTTGATTATATTATCTTTTATGTATTCTTCTTAATCGACTTGAACACAAAGTTTGTAGTATTAGTTGTCTACTAAAAATATATTTTGATCGTAGCCAGATATGTTTTTTTCTAACCCTTGTATATTATGTTGATCCCCTAATTCATTATAAAATAACTCAATATTAATGGGATCGAATACATTTGTCTGCATTTTTTCTAATCTACTGTCCATGTTGTTGAAATGTCTAGAAACTGCATTGGATGCATTAGGATAGGAAGGAGTTTGTTGTTGAGTCTCATTCAAATATATTGGTGGTGAAGGGGGAATAGGATGACTTTTGTAAGTGTCTTTAGTGTCTTTAGTGTCTTTAGTGTCTTTAGTGTCTTTAGTGTCTTTAGTGTCTTTATATTTGTTCGTGTTCATATTTGTTTTGGATTTTTGTGTTATTTTTTCTTTTTCATTTAGTTTTGTCCTTTGTATGTTAAATATGAACAAAACAGATAAACATATTAACAATAAGGTTAAACTTACATCATCATATAGCAATGACATTAGAGTGATAAATAAAAGACCTAACATGATTTTATTTTGATTCTTTCTTATAGTTCCATTTAAAGGTATTATACCTACTAATAGTAATAAAACAATCAAACTTATTTTTATAAGAATCATTTACTTATAAATTACAAAAAAAACATTGACAAAGAAAAAATACAATGAACAATAAAGAAGTTCAGGTAACATCTTTATCGTATAGAGGATATGGTGTCTCTTTGATTAATAACGAGTCGATGATTGACAATCTTAGAAAAGAATTGACGGTGCAATCAAACAACCAAGGATATGTTTTAAATCAAAACGCAAACAAGTTTACTGTGTATATGGAGAGCTCTAAGAAAATATACATTCCAAAACATTATGGTCTCAAACATTTTGGATTACCTCATACAAATTCGATATCAGATGGTGACGATATGAGTTCAGATGCAATATTTTGTGGAGTTATTCGTGATAACCAGATTGAACCAGTCAATTCATATCTAAAATATGCAAAAGATCCGAAACAAATGGGTGGAATATTGGAGTTACCACCTGGTTGGGGAAAAACGGTCATTGCATTGTACTTAGCAGCAACCTTGCATAAAAAAACATTAGTGGTAGTTCATAAGGATTTCTTATTGAAGCAATGGAGGGAACGTATTTCTCAATATATTCCTAAAGCCCGAATCGGTATAATCAAACAATCAATATGTGAAACTGAAAACTGTGATATTGTTATTGCTAGCCTTCAGACTTTATGTTTACGAGATTTTGATGATAAAACTTTTGGGATGGTAATTGTTGATGAGTGTCATCATATGGGTGCACAAGTATTTTCACAATCTTTTCATAAATTAAATTTTAGATATTCTTTAGGACTGTCGGCTACCGTAACTAGAACAGATGGATTAACAAAAGTGTTCAAGTGGTTTTTAGGAGATATCGTATACAAAGGAAAAAGAAACAAGGATGAACAGAAAGGTCTCTCTGTTAAAATGATAGAGTTTGAAAATCACGAAGCGAGTTATAGGGGTGAATGTTTATTGTTTAATGGTAAACCTAATGTTTCTAGAATGATAAATAAGATTTGTTCTTTTACACAACGCACAGATATGATTTGTGATAAAATTAACGAAATAATGACAAATGAACCCAATCGAAATATGTTAATCTTAAGTGATAGAAGACAACATTTGGTTGATATTCATTCAACCTTATGTGACAGAAACAGTTTTAGTACAACCTGTATGGGGTTTTATGTAGGTGGAATGAAAAACGATGATTTAAAAACAAGTGAATCCAAACGAATACTATTGGGAACGTATAACATGGTAAGTGAAGGTTTTGATCTACCTAAGTTGGACACTTTGGTAATGATATCACCGAAATCGAATGTTGAACAATCTATCGGGAGAATTCAAAGAAAATCAATGATAGATCGTGAATATACACCTTTAGTAGTTGATATTGTTGATAATTTTTCTGTATTTGGTAATCAAGCCAAAAAAAGACATTTATTTTATAAAAAAAGCGGGTTTCATATTATAGGTGGTAAACACTTTGAAAAAACAAAAGATTCTTTTAATTTAAATGGTAAATCTTTATTTATGTTGGAAAGTTAGACCAAAATAAAATATGTTAAAGTTTAATAGATTTATTCAATGTTCGCTTTAGTTCTAAAAAACTCTATACTAATGCTCCTCATTATATTTATAGTTCATTTTATGATACTTAACTATGTTAATGATATATCCACCAATTCATGTAAAAATAAGATGTCTCCTTTAAATACTTCAATATTAGATACCATTCCGGTTGAGAACACTACGCAAGTAGGAATAAAGAAAATACATAATCCCAATCCCAATCCTAATCCTAATCCCAATCCCATACCTACCATCTCTCCTGAAACAGACTTACAAGATCTATACGATTATGTATTCAACGAAAATGAGGATAAAGCAATGGGAAACAATGATCAATTAGATCAATTTTTTACCAATGAAATACTTAAAAAAAAACATGTTGATGTACCATGTATACATCAACCTGATAAAATTGGAGAAACTAAAGATTTTTGTTTAAGTGAACTTGATAATTTCATTAAAAACAATACAAAAACGCCAATAGGGCATGATAATAATGAATCTACAATAGATGGTAACCATCCTATAATTTTTGAATACAACGAATCTGATCAAGAATTGCATGGATTTGAAACATATGAGTCAAGCTTCATGAAGTTTTAAAAATTTGATTTAAGAGTTCTTACTTTGAAACATTTATATTCAAACATTGGTGGTAACTCCAATATGCAAACACAATATATTTCATTTTGCAATAAGAACGGTTTAAATATTAAATCTAATTCTGTAAAGACTCAGATTTTAAATGATTTGCAAGACAAATATGACATCAGAATTATAGATAGACACCATGAAGTTTTCAATAAAGAAAAACACTTTAATCGGCTTGAAAGAATACCACATGTGTGTTCTTTAAAATCAAACGGAAATCCATATTTAATGTTTATGACAAAGATAGATTTTGTAAACACTGTTGTTATGATTGATAAAAAGATTCAAATGGGATACTCGTTACCAAGAATGATTATAATTCGCTTATGTATCACAAACGATGCATTATTTAACAATACTCTTATAGAAGGGGAAATGATCCACGATACCAATGACGATTGGTTATTTCTAATATCGGATCTTTTAGTATATTGTGATGTGTCACTAAAAACGAGTAATGATTTATTTAAGAGAGTCAATAAGATGTATGCTTTGTTAAAGACGGATTATGAAGCCTTATCTATGGACCTATTCTCGATACAAATAAAAAAATATGTATCTTTGAATGATATACAATGGTTATATAATGACTTTTCAAAACAATTGCCTTATACAACAAGAGGAATGTATCTTAAACCTCTATATTGTAAATTTAGAGATATTCTTATAAATTATGATAACACTCTCATTAAAAAGAATGTTCGTGAAAAATATGCAACTGATACACATTTCTTAACCTCAAAAACAGAGGTCATTGAAAATATCAAACACAAATCAGTTGAAAAATATGAAATATGTAGTACATCATATGTAGATGATAAAAACATTAGAGACTTTAATATTCAGAAAACTGATATACCAGATCTATACAAGATATATGATATAAACAACGACACTTATATTGGTTTCGCTTGTGTAGACTCCCTAAAAACGAGTAAGATGTTGTCATGGGATTTTAAAGATAGCTCTTTACTTACAAAACTAAAGTTCTCATGTAAAAAAACTAAAAACACAAATTTTACGAACATATGGATACCAACTACTCGAATGATGTAATTATATTAGACACCTCTTTTATTAAATCAATATCACTATTAACATCACAATTTTCTTTATTATGATAGTGAATATTCACAAAATATCGAACAGATCCTAACTCGGACATATATTCTACTTTGCATAAATTTAGATAAATTCGATTATTAATTTTAAAAGTTATTCTATGTTCACATACAGATTCATACAAATCACTGGTGCTTGGAAATGAATACAACGAGAACCCTTTTTTTTTATATATATTTACAATGGTTTGAGGTAGTTCCAACAATTTGTAGAATATATTGTCGTCATCAATTGATACAGGTATATAATTATTTACGGTCTCTTTACTTGGGAGTTTATGATTAAAGAAATCTTTAAAAACATCATAGACTTGTTCAAATACCAAATCTTTATGATATTCTTTGTAAACTGTTTTAGTGAAAAAATTAGTTAACTTTTTACATGGTTTAGTTTTTAAAAATTCAAATAATTTAATGAATTCAGTTTTAGGAAAACAAACATTATTATTGAATTTAAAAAGGATTTCAATAGAATCAATATCTAATGTCATATTTCTGAATAAATCACGCTGTTTATAGTTTTAATATGAACTCTTTTATATCAATTTTTAAAAATTGAATTTAAAAAGGATGTCAAAAATATTTATATATATGATCCTCAATGTCGAATCTTAGTTATAGATCATCGGTTATCAAATATCTTCGAGATTATGTACCTGAGCTAAACGATACTCAACATTTAGAATTGGAAAAAGGAATTTTTAATTGGACTATTTCATTTTCACAAGAAAAGAATATTGTTAAAACATGGGCTGATAAGCGTTTTGTAAACAGTTATATTAACAAAGCGAGGCATATCATCACATGTCTTGCAAATAATACTTATGCACATATGGATGATAGAAACAGTGTTTTAAATAGCATAAAAAATGGACAGATCAAATGTGAAACAATGGCATTAATGAAACCTCATGATATAATGCCTAATAAATGGAACGAATATCTTGAAAAAAAATTAAAAGCTGATAATACCATTATCAATAATCGACAGCATGCAAAAACCGATCAGTTTAAATGTTCAAAATGTAAAAAGAGAGAATGTAGTTACTTTGAATTACAGGTTAGAAGTGCAGATGAGAGTTCTACTATATTTATTACATGCTTAAACTGTGCCCATAGATGGAGAATCGGTTAAACTTATACATATTCTATCGGGAATACATTTTTCTACATGTATAACTACAAAAGCATTTATCCTGTATATAGTATCTATTCATACAATAAGATAATACTAAGGTACATGCGTGACATTTTTTTTTTGGAAAAAGACAATTGTTCTCAGGTTCATAAAAATCAGTCTCTACGTTATTTGTTACACTACTATCACTCATTTCATTAAAATTTGAAAAAAAAAACAAATTATACATTTTTAATAAAAAGATCGTGTTTAAATGAATTATGTTATAATTAAATCTTCAATGTTCCAATATTCTACAACATCATTCGGAAGAGTTCTCTTTACCATGAAAGGTATCTTTCTTGTCTCTAGTTCTTTATACACAATCTCTTTGATACCGTCACATAATTCTAATTGTTCTGAAGTTAACACACTTTTTGCACCTAGACTAAGCTGACTCAGTCGCAGTCCAATCATACTTGTTTTTTCATAAATTGAAAGAAAAGGCATGGTTTCGTTTTTATTCGGATCATGTTTTATAATGGTTTTTCCGATTATGTCAAATCTCATATTTTCTATTTTATAATTATCTTATTTTATTTATTTATCCAAAAATACTGACAAAATGTACAAAAGTATAGAAATTTAATGTTTTCATGATCATACTTTATATACATTACATCATTCTCTTCAGTTGATTTCTTTGTACATGAATTATTTGTACAATTCACATTTTTTACATGTGGAATTGTCAGATCATGAATTATATTGGGATTAATATATTGCAAATATTTACTTTGCATAGTATCACAATCATTCGACAAAATCTTTTTTGATTGCTGGCTATCTTTTATTTTTTTCTCAGAGCCACAGTTTTTACAATAATATACGAGATCTTGTACATCTTCATCATCCGTTTTTTCTTTAATGTAGTACATATTGCTACAAAACTCACAAAAATCCATATTGATTCTTATTTCTATTAAACTTTACTTATTTTTTAAAACTTTAAATTACTTAAATAAAAACAAATCAATTTTTTAAAACAACATGAATAATGAAAAACAAAGTGACGTTATAATCAATATTTTCTTTATTCATTATTCTAAACTAACAGCTCGTAAAAGTACTATGAATAAATTACAAAAAGCTTTTAATGATATTTTAAATATACATAGAAATTGGACAATCGATATTAAACAGGTCACTAAGTTTGATCCAGAAACTCTGACTACAGAATTTGTTAAAAGAATTTTTAACAATGAAGAAATAAAAGATGGTAACACATTTTACAATAAATATAAAATGAATGCACCCGGTAACCGATTTGTTTCGAATTCCTTGAAACATTTGGATGCATTTAATCATATTTCAAAATTTACACAACCAAATCATATTAATTTCATTTTCGAAGATGATGTCGTCTTCGATAATCAATTTGTTATTCTTCTTTCCGAGTTTATCGAAAGTAAAGTGTACAAAGACTATGATATGGTCTTCTTAGGAATGCCTGGTATCAAAGAAGAAACGACAACTTTAAACTCTAATGTTGACAGTATATATAAAGAGTTTTCAAAAATCGAAGTTAATGCTATAGATGAAAAAGACAAAATCATTCCATGTTGTGATTCGTATTTCATAACACAAGACTGTGCCAAAAGAATTATAGGAGATTATATTCCAATTCGGTTTCCAAATAATATTCAATTATCATATGTACTTGACAAATGTAACATTAAATGTGGTAAAACATTTCCTAATATTGTTGCAGATGGTTCAAAATTAGGTTTTTTCACAAGCAGTATAAGTTCTAACAATATCCTTTTGTTCAATAACTCATATAAATTTATTTACAAATTGTTAAACAAAACGGATCTCGAAGCATCGGATGGCGAAAATATCAAAACCCTTTTCGAACAAAATGTTTTTAAAGATAGTCCTGATTTTGTATTTTTGGAAGGACTGTTTTATATGCGAATTAAACAGTATAATAAATCTAAAGAACTTTTCGATAAAGCTATTCAAATGTATGAAGATCAACATGCACCACTTGATAATTCTTCAGCAATAATTCACAACTATATAGAACTTTGTCGACATAATCAGTAAAAAATTGATTTATATAAAATATATAACGTTTCATAAATATAATAACATTATGATTATTCCTGTAAAATGTTTTACTTGTGGAAAAGTAATTGGAGATAAGTATGAGTATTTTAAAAAAATAACTAAAGAATTGGAGAAAAACATTGATATTGATAAGATGACTATCGAAGATATAAATGTAAATGCATCTGATACTTATTTTGATTCATGTAAAAAGAGAGAACTTTTGGATAAGCTTAAACTTTTTAGAATATGTTGTAGAAGACACATGTTAGGACATGTTGATCTCATCGATATTATTTAAGATTCAATTCATTTTTAACATAACCTTTTTCCTGTTTTTTTTATCCCATCGTATTAATAAATATATATATTTAGTATGAATACTGACATTAATAACTCATATAATGATGTTATTGACATAATTGATAACAAAACTGATGATCGTTCTTATAATAGAGATTACGACTTACAAACAGAAGAAATATATCAAAAACTCATGAAAAAAGAGGAAAAGGTCCTTGATGTGTTAAATGATATTCATAAACATAAATATGAAACTACTTTACAGTTTTTTATGAATACTCCTATACATATAATTTTAAGAAAAATCATAGCCACAGGTGAAAACATTTATACTGAGCTTTACGATTCACACGATATATTGGATTTTGTTAAGGTTATAACCAAAAAGGAACGACTTATCTATACAGGAGTCATATTTGTTTTGATTGGGTTAGTACTTACAATTATATCACTCTAGTTTATGAAGCAAACAATTTGTAACGGAAAAATACCATAAAATAAAAAAATATCATAATAATAATGTTCTTGAAAAAGTGGACATCAAATTACATTCAAGAGATTCTTACAGTTGCTGTTCTTATTGTTTGTACTTATTCATCGATTTTTGTTAAACACAATCAGCTAATATATCTTGTATTATCTATTATTACAATACAGTGCGTACTCATTCTTACTAAAAGTCAAATGTTTAAAACAACAACAACAACAACAACAAAAACATCACCAATCGTTTCACAAAAAGACATAATTCATAATACAAAAGATTTACACAAATGGAATTGGTTAAAAAATGACAAACCGTTATTACAAATGTGTAAAAAAATAAATACCATACAAAAGTTCAACAAACCAATTTATCATGAAATTTGCAAAAAAGCGAACAATATTTCAAGAAAATATTACAAAGAAATATTTAAAACTGACAAAAATATTTATTCAAATTTAGACAAACATAAACAATGTATTCAATACCTAGAAGATACTGGATCGCAAATCACGGACTTATTAATGGAAACTGAATTTGGTACAACAAATAAAAAATATATGGATACATACAATATTCCAGGTATTATTACAAACTTTCAAAATATTATAAAAGAAAGGGTTAACCTATTGAAACATAAACGAGAGCTTTGTTAAACTTTTTTTTTTCTTAACATCATAATATTAAAAAAACTATGTTGAGTAATCACAACAATGACATTCTATTTTTACAAAAAGCATATGTTGGTAAGTATTTCAACAAAAAGTATGTGAATGAACTAATTCATATTTTAGAGCATGATTATATAAAATGGTTAAATACTGAAGGTAATACTTATTATATCGTAAATAAAGATGTAGATATGATTATATTTTTAATAACAAAAGAGCAATTCTTTCGTATTATTCGTTCAGCACTAATCTTAATGAATATTCATAAAGAAGAAAGACCACAAATTATCAATATTTTGAAAAATAAACATAATTTACAAAAAAAACAATTAATTACAGAAATTGAAAAATTACTACCATCATTTCTAACATATTTTGTTATATCATTGTATGCATATATTTGAATCTTATAACGCATTTGTAATTTTTTTCTTTTAAAACTGTAAAAATGTCTAATAAAGATTCTAAAAGAGGCGGTCTTTTATTACCTAATTCGTCATCGTTATTTCCAATGCTAAGAGCACAAACTAAAACAGTCTCCTTACCAACGCATTCCAGCAATTCAAATCCATATACTTCATCAGAGATAGATTTTGCAAGCAACATAAATAACGGTACTAATAAACTAGTATACCATAGACTTTACGATCCACCAACAGTTGGTGGTGGTTGTAAAAACAATTATTCTACAAAGCCCAAAACTAACAAACCAACTAAAAACCCCACTAAAAAACCCACTAAAAACCCCACTAAAAAACCCACTAAAAAACCCACTAAAAAACCCATCACCCAAAAAAATGTAATTTAATTTATTACGCTAAGTTAAAAAATGAATGTCCAGTTAGATTGGAAAATTATTGATTCATACTTTTCATCGAATATTAATACCAAATATATTTCACAACATCATATAAGTTCATACAATACTTTTACATCCACGAAACTTCCTTATATAATTAAAACTTTAAATCCATATGTCATTTTCAAAAACGATGAAAATGGTGTTAAATACACAATAAATGTTTACATTGGTGGTAGAGATGGTAATTCTATAAAGCAAACAAAACCATGTAATACCGATCATGTAAATAACAAGAACAATGTAATGTTACCTAATAATGCTAGACTAAAAGATTATTCCTATGCATCAAATTTATTAGTTGACATTGTAATTGATTACATAACACATAATAATGATGGTACACAAAGTTTACTAACATATGAACAGAAAGATTTACAAATTGGAAATATACCTGTAATGTTACATTCTGATTTATGTATATTAAAAAATATGAAAAGTCATGAAATGATTCAAATTGGCGAATGTCCGTATGATCAGGGAGGATACTTCATAATAGATGGTAAGGAAAAAGTGATCGTATCACAAGAGCGTGTATCAACTAATAAACTTTTTTTACAATCTCCTCAAGATAATGTTAGTAGCGAAACAATAGAAGACGATTTTAGTCATACAGGGATCATTCGGTGCACTTCTAAAGAAAATTCACTATTTCCAAAAACAATTAAATTTATGATATATCACAGTAAAGCATTATATGGAACTCGATTTAATGCTATTTGTATGAATGTCCCTAATATTTTTAAAGAACAAATCCCTATTTTTATTATTTTTAGAGCATTAGGTATCGAAAGTGATAAAGAAATTATAAGATATATTTTCCTAAAAGATGAAAACATAGAACCAAGATATATTAATTTTATTCGAAAATCTGTTCATGAAGGATCCATCGTAACTACACAACAAGAAGCACTGCAATATCTAGCAGGATATTGTAAATATAATGAAATTAATTTTGTTAAACACGTTCTTAAAACTGATGTATTTCCAAATGTAGGTCATAGCTTCAAAAACAAAGCAGTGTATCTTGGATATCTTGTTAACAAAATGATACTTTTCGCATTAAACGAATTATCTGATACCAATCGAGATAGTTATTTATATAAACGAGTTGATGTCAGTGGAATTCTCATGGGTAATGCATTTCGTGATGCATACAATCAATTCAGGAATCATGTTAAAAATAGAATTGATAGAGAATTCATTTATGGAAGTTGGAAAGATATGAACGAATTTAACACTATCATTACAAACTCTAAAGACTCCATCTTTGATAAAGAAATTATAACCTCTTTTATTAAAAAAAGCTTCAAAGGAAAATGGGGCATACGGGAATCAGAAGGAATCGTTCAAGATCTTAACAGACTCTCATTTATGGGATATATTTCTCATATTAGACGCGTAAATACACCCATGGACAGAAGTCTCAAATTAGTTACACCTCATCGACTCGACGCTTCACATTGGGGTTTTATGTGTCCGATTGAATCTCCAGATGGCGAAAATATTGGTTTGTTAAAACATATCGCAACATCTTGTCAAATTTCCGAAGAAGTTGACGATGAAGACTCAATAATTTCATTGTTAAAAACACATAATGTAACACTTGTACAAGATTTAATTCCCATTGAACTGTATGGTTTGACCAAAGTAATTCTTAATAATAACTGGATCGGTGTACATACTGATGCAAAGCAACTATTGGATATTTTTAAAGCGCTTAAACAATCAGGTCAAATTTCGTCACATTCATCAATTTCGTGGAATATTTTAGAAAACGAAATTGAATTATTTACTGATGCAGGTAGATGCGTACGACCACTCTATATTGCAACAGATGATATGCAAAAAAAAACTTATGATATTGTTATGAATTTGAAAAAAACAGATCGATCTTCTGATATATGGAGTGCACTTATATCACATCCAAAATCGTCACTCAATAAAAGTACACGAACGACTGAAGTATCTCTTTCTCCTATTGAATTCGTAGATTGTGTTGAAATGAGTCGATCACATATTGCTATGAACCGTAATGATATAATAATTAACAAACCAAATAAGTACAATCATATAGAGATTCACCCATCTCTATGTCTTAGTTTAAACACTAATATTATTCCTCTTGCTCATCATAATCAATCTATCAGAAATGTTTTCTCCAATCAACAAGGTAAACAGGCCGTTGGTGTTTATGCTACAAATTTCAATCACAGAATAGATACTGCTAGTTATATGTTACATTACCCGCAAAAAGCGTTATTAACAACAAAATACGGCAAATATGCACATGTTGATAAAATGCCCAATGGTGAAAACATCATTATTGCTATTGCTACTTATACAGGTTATAATCAAGAAGATAGTGTAATTATAAACAAAAATTCTATGGCACGTGGTATGTTTAACAGTTCAATCTATAAATCACATATAGAATCTGAAGAATCAAATGAAATGAACGGCGAATATATCAACTTTGGAAATCCATTAAACTTGATGAAGAAAGGTGGTAATATCGATGTAAAATACGCAAAATGGGATAAAATAGATGAGAATGGTATACCTATCTTGAATAGATATATCACTGAAGACGATGCGTATGTCGGTAAAATAAAATCAACAATTATATCCAATGATACAGATGAAACAACCGAAAGAATTCGTAATTCAAATGGTACTGTATCAGCAGATACATCAACTGTATCTTATCAAGATAAATCAAGCATTGCTGGTTTTACAGATGGTGGTATGATTGACAATAGAATTATTTATAAAAAAAATGATGCAAAAAAAATAAAGATTAGATTTAGAAAATCTCGAGAACCTGTGTTAGGTGACAAGTTTGCTAGTAGACATGGTCAAAAAGGTGTAGTAGGAATGATAATCCCACAGGAAGATATGCCTTTTACAAAAGATGGAATCGTTCCTGATATGATCATTAATCCCCATGCTTTTCCCAGTAGAATGACCATCGCACATCTTTTCGAATCAGTATTGGCAAAATACTCATGTGTTCATGGTGACATTATAGATGGTACTACATTTGAAAATATCGATACTTCGTCTTATTTCGAATTTATGGGTAAAGAAGGGTATCATAAACATGGTGATGAAATTTTGTATAACGGATACACTGGTGAACAAATCAATACACATATTTTCTTTGGCCCTACTTATTATACCAGATTGAAACATATGGTGAATGAAAAAATGAACTATAGAGGAGGAGCCGATTCCGCTTCTGCACCCATAACAGGTATGACCAGACAACCTACACACGGAAGAGCTAATAAAGGTGGTCTACGTATTGGTGAAATGGAAACCAACGCATTACTAGCTCATGGAATAGGGTCCTTCATCAAAGAATCTATGATGGAAAGATCTGATAAATATAAATTTGCAATCGATAAAACTAATGGTATCATTGGTATTCCACACAAAGATGGCTACAGATCACCCTTTGATCCAAATGTTACAGAATTCACTAATGTTGAAACACCTTACGCATTCAAACTGCTCATACAAGAATTAGCTGCTATCGCAATTAAACCAAGTTTATTAACAGATTGTACACAGCAGGATGAAGAAAAAAACGACATCTCAGAAGACGCTCTGTTCTCAGATACGAACTCGGAAGACGATAATGATATAGACAACAATATTTAATTATAACACATACAAACTCATTTCATACAACTTTATGATAATAATAATAAAAATAAAATAACATCTAATAACCCTTCATTTATATCGTAATAATATATATCATATTATAGAGTTTACTGAATAGTACACCTTTTTTATCTTCTTTTGCTTTATATAATCGGCGCAAATTTTACAAGGATGTGAATACTTAAAATTCGAAAAAGGTCCGATCCTTACTACGTACATATCACACTTACTGAGATCCTTGTTCTTTACTTTTTTTATTGTCGATATTTCCGCATGAACACTAAAGCCGCATGCATAATGCTCTGTACTACATTCATCTTGAAAGTGAATCGGTGTTACATACGATGATAAATCAGTCTTGTATTGGACATTGTTATTTATTTTAAAATTATAACCACAACTTATAATCTCGTTTTTATACACAATTACACATCCATGTTTCTGTGTTAGAATCGATTTAGACGCTAAATATGCACATTTCTTTAAAAACTTTGCTTGGTTTATATCACATGTCTTTGATATGTCAACATCTTTTAAGTCGTAATTTGACCGATTTCGTGCCATTTTTTATATTATATTCATACCAAAGGTGTATTGTGTTATAAAATTAATTATTTCATAAACTAGTTTTTTTTTTCAATTTTTTATAACCCCTGAAAAAAACCCAACAATATTGCTACAAGTAGAGCTTTAACGTAAGGAATCCCAACAGAATATCTCGTATCGCCTAGTTTTATCAATATCAAATCGTTTACATATTCAGAATAGGCAATTAACACGATAATAAATATGATCAATATACTAGTGATATTTATTCTTTTTAAGTGACGAAATACACTATACAAACTATCTTTATTGATCATAGAACAACTCTCTGTTGGGGTTGTCTGACCTGTTTGATTACTATTTTCATTTGTAATTGTTTTTATGTTATTATCATTCAATGGTGTTGTAGTATTTACGGTAGTTTTGTTTTCCAAATCTTGTTTGAGAGACTCGATCTGCTGTTGCAAAGATAATATATTCTTATTTGTAAGTGTCTCTTGTTGTAACACCTCCTCTATATTTATATCATCATCGTCGTCATCATTCACGATTGGTTTACTGTTTTTTGACATATCGTTTGATTTATTTACTACATGTGAATGATTTTTGGGCAGTTGTGACAATGGCGTAGACTTTGACATATTTACAATACATTTAAGAAAATTTGATACATTATAAAAACGAGACTCTTAACATTTAGTTGCATACGGTGTATACTTATAACATTCTTCATTTATTCGGTACACATTTTTGTTCACCTCCTTTATGGGTGGACCTTTGATAATTACACATCTACCATTTTTACAAATCTTTTTGAAAAATGAAGCCATGCCTAACCCAATAATAACTGAAATAATTATCGAACCGTATTCCGTATCCATTATATGTGTTAACATAGTGTTAATGTTTTTTTGAATATAGTAAAGAATATAATTATATTTGTAGTTTTACAATTACACTAATGTATAATTTCATATTTTATCTTATTTTTTTAGTGTTTGAAAATTCTCCATTACAGGTTGATCTAATATGTTTGACTTAGAAACATTACAATTTACTGACTCATGTTTGTATTTATAACAATTATCATCTCCATCTCTGTATACCAATTTTTCAGTATTTAATGGAGATGGGAATTTATGAACGACAGAGGGAGGTGGAGTAATAATATATATATATCCAATACCAATACAAAACGATATGACCAAATAAAACAGATTCAGCTTTTCAAACATTTTATATACTACATATTTTTTATTCCATTAACTTGTTGCATAATTGAGCTTTAGATAGTTTCTTGTAATTACTTCCCGCTTTTGACTGCATAGATACATCTTTACTTATCATTTCGATTATATCCTCTCGACTCATATAGTACACTTTTGATCTTTTGCTACTTTCACATTCACTTTTGTTTGTAAATGGAAACCTGAACGTGTTTACATCACTTATTACTTCACTTTTAGTTTCGGTTACATTTTCATCATTTTCTGTTTTGTTAGAAGTGTTAGGTGATTCTAAGGTACCTATTATCTTTTTACACAAAGATTTTTTGGATAAATTCTTATATACATTTCCCAACTTGCGTTGAAGATTTTCATCCTCATTTACAATTTGGATTATCTGATCTCGACTCATGTAGTAATCCTTACTTCGTTTACTATCATTACATTCTTCAAGAGTATTAAACAAAAACTTTTTCATTTTCTTTTTATATGTAGGCGATTCAAACGCTTTGGTCGCAGTTTTTTTTAATATTTTCTTCGCCTTTTTATGAATTTTGTCTTCGTTGAGATCTTTTTTGTTGTTTTTTGAAGATGAAGGTGATGACGGTGGTGTACCATTTACAATATTATCGGACATCCCGATGTTAGGTAATTTCATAACGATCTCTGTAATACTGTTCATTTGATTTTCTAAATTTGTTCTTTCCTTCATTATATTGATTATGTTCTCATTGTGATCCAATTTGACATACTCTTGTATTAAATTTTCATATCTGATAGAATCTGATACATTGTTACGTAATTCGTCTAAACTGGACCCAAGAGAATCTTTCTCCATCTGAACTATTATGTTATTTTTCTCTATTTTCTTTTTTACTTCCTCTTTATGAAGCAAATAACACATCTTTATAGTATCACGTAATGCATATAATTTGTTAATTTTTTCTGTTAACTTCTCCAATGTACTTATCACACTATTTTGACTTAAAGAGTTTCCTAAATCATATAAACATTGTTTTTTTAACTTGTTGTAACTATACCATGTATTTACAATATCAGAAGTAACCTGTTCCATTAACAAATCGACCTTTTGATATATTGGTTTCTGTATTTTTACATTGGATTGTTTAAAACGAGCATAAATGGAATCCGCAGTGTTGTCTATTTCGTAATCTTCCTTTGCTATTTTCTTCTTTTTGTTAATTACAATATTATTTAACCTAATATACTCCTCATACATTTTAGTATATTTATCTATTATGTCGCTATTGTAATATTTTGTATTAGTTTTATAAAGCTCTTCGGCATCTATCATTTTCTATTATTTTACTATCATTTTTTTTTAGTTGAATATCATATCTATCAAACAAAAAATATAAAATGATAAGATTGATGAAACTGTTGTAAATACACCAAGTGAAAATATTGTATCTATCTTTGAACAACCAAATGATTTTACGGTATCATTGTTTTTAAACATTATACTTGGTTTACTCACATATACCAATATCATAAGTAATAGAAAAAAGGTTACACTATACAATATTCTTCCATTTACTCTTATCATCGAAGCTTCTTTATGATTATATATTAATATATATTTAATTTCTGTCAATAAAACAAACCATAATGAATTTATTACAACTCTTTTCTATTTTAGGTATTATATTCGGTGTTTCTATTTTAATTTGGTTTTTTACTTACACACATTCAAAAAGAAATATTGAAGCTTTTAACACTGTTGAAATAAATGTGGATATACCCTCTAATATCGGTTATACACCGTCACAATTTCAATTAGAATGTACACATGCTATAATTAAACCTACAGATTGTAAATTTACCAATATAATTAATTTCATGAAACATGTAGACACTTTTAATTTTGTCGGAGTAACTCCTTTTCCTACACACTTCTATGTTATTACAACAAATCATAGCACTATAACAATGGTTAAAGAAATACCGGAAAATAGCGTTATATATTATACAGATGAAACATCATTGTGTTTTATTCAACATCTCATGATCAAAGTTTACAAAAAAACACTAGAATCCTTCTCGTTTAAACAGATTTCTGAAAATATTGGTAATTATATTAATAACCATTGTAATTCATATGATATTAACAATAATATGTTCATCGATTTTTACACAAATCCTGATTCACATAAAAGCTTTTTTGTTTATGGTCTTAATTCACATTTTGATGAAAAATTATCCGATTACTACAATAACTACTTTGGTAATGGCAATCGAACTAAATATTTATTACTAACTGATAATGATCCCTACAAATTAAGCCTAATACAACATTCTTTTTTTAAAGCAAATAAAGATAATAATGAAATGATCAATCCCTATAGAATATCTATGGATGATATCATATATACAGACAAGAATATAGAAGAGGTTGACATAAATAAACTCATCGAAAATAATTATATTGACTTTAATCGCAGTCAAGTTTATATGGATGTATATAATTGTAATATCCCTGATGAGGTGGAAGCCAATATGCAAGCTTCGTCTCACGATGTTCGTATTATTGAACAAAACAAATATGAATTGAAAAAATATAGAAACAGCTGCGATAGTAGGTTTCCTAATAATGAAAACATGAATACAAATAAAACATATCTAAATTTACGATGTATAAATGGTAATAATATGTTTGTAGATATTATGTTCCCTTTTGCATTCGATTATGATATTAAATTGTCAGATTTGGATTTTAATAAATTAACAATATTTGGTGATACCTTCGATGGACAGATCCCAATTCATCCAATTAATAATAATAACAGATTTATCAATCGATATAAAGTTAATGTGAATCCTCATCATCATACTGTTGAATCTTTCATAGATGATATATATTACAATTCGGATATAATGAAAAACGAAAATAACAATGAAACATATACTGTTTTCACAAACTCAATTCCATTGGAATTTGATGAAACAAAATACAAAGTAGAGTGGATTCAAAACTTTAACACTATAACTTACTTTATAACTTCCGTTGATTATGAAGACGTGTACGCACAGTATACCCTTTCAGATAATACAAAAAAAATAGTCAGTCTTTTCGAAGGGGATCGTGTGTTCCTTAAACCGGAATATATTACAGATAGCAAATTAAGTATTTTTATAAGCAACAATATGCAATTAAACAATAAAAACTTTTATCACGGTACAGTTGTCAAAGGAACAAGCCTCAAATATAATAAAGAACAATATCAAAAACTTGTTATTAAAATGGTGGATATAAGAAAAAATCATGATATAAAAGGAGCCTGTTTCGACGAAAACTGGGAATCAAATAGCGACGAAATGACAGCGATACAAACAGAACAGGAATGCGAGTCAAACGACGAACGCAATTTAACATGGGATATTCCTTGCAAATTTAATTACGAATGTCCTTTCTATCAAAAAAATAAAAATTATGATAATCATCGAGGTGGATGTTTAAACAATGGATCTTGTGATATGCCTGTGGGGATTAGACACAGATCTTTCAAAAAATATGACGAATCTAAGTCTGAAGAAAACCATCCATTATGTTACAATTGTCCACCTAATACACTGGATTCAAAATGTTGCGCGGAACAAGAGTTAAGTGCTAACAATGATAAAAATTCACAATTTAAATCTAGTGATTACATGTTTATCGCAGATTATTCGGACAGAAAAAAACTTCTGTTCACATCTGACTCTTCGTGCAACAAAAATTCTCTAATGGTAAATAAATACTTGTAAAAATAAATCATGAAAAATGTTGTCATCATTTCAACATGTTTCATTGTGTTTTTATTCACATGTCTTACTGTTATTACCATTGTTATATGGCCTAAACCAGAATTTGTAGGTTGTTATCTTAAAAAACCGGATGTTTTTAAAGAACATTTTCAGTCAAATATTTGTTCAAAAACTAAAAACAAGATTGATTCTTTTCAAAATAATACATTTTGGGAAAATAAAAACACAGACTCAAATACTAACGAAAGTTCGAATAACGAAATAAAAAAACTCTTTCAAAAGTATCTTGTAACACCGAAATTAAATATGAAATCACTCACCATTAATAACGAGTGGAAAATATCTAATTTATTTTCATTTCACATGAAGAATATGATCAACAATTGGTTATTACAAAAAACAGATCTTAAAGGTTTTAAATGTCTGTCAGTAATTCCAAAATCAGTTTATCAAAATGTATCTAGAGAACCGAATGTGAATGTATCCTTTGAAGTCGAAACCATTATACATAGAGTATCAAAAAATATTGGTAAACATCTAATTATCAAAGGTGAAATACTTCAAAACGAATTACATATCAATTCTGTTAATATAGTCGGTTCAATTTTCAATGATAACTTATATTTTAATGGATTTAATAGCGATTTTAACAGTGTACACTCTCCTTATTTATCCGTATATGACTATTATGATTTTTAATTCGCATCATCATCATCGTTTTCCCCAGAATAATGTTCATATTCTGGATTATATCCATTCGTGTTTTCATAATCAGCATATAGATTTATATTCGTTGAAAATACATCAGTAAAATCAGATAGATCCATTTTACCAGACAACCCATTCTCTTCTAAGTTGATGTACAATAATCGTTCTGCATCACTCATTTTATCTTTTATATCAAACTTTTTCTGTTTGTCAATTTCACGCATTTGTTCTACATCGCTTTTATACACATTTGGTGTATCAATATCACGAAGCATACACGGTAGTTCCATTAATGATTGTAATATTAATCTACATAACATACGAACCTTGTTTTGTCCATTTTGTAAATTGTAAATGTATTCATACGTATCAGTTTCGGTTACATTATCTGGTACAATAGCATTTAATATGTTTTCCATAAATGAAACAATTATATACAACAAAAGCTTATCATTGTTGTTCTTTTCGTTGTTTACCTGTAATAAATAAACTGATTTTGGTGTCGGTATATTTTGTATTTGTTTTAATATCGTATTGTTTAAATTAATGTCTTCCACCAACGACACATGTTCCGCATTTTCTTTTTTATTACCGATTTCTTCCAGAAATAACTTGTCTTTTGGATTTTGTCTTAAATATTTCTTCAACAACGAAGATTTTACAAAATTCTGAATAAATGATTCTTCATTAAGATTATTTATTACTTTACTATGAGGGATGAACATTCTAGTTTCTATAAACTTTACAAGAGTATCTACAAACAAATACAAAGTACCACTATCAGTATCAGTATAATCTTGTAATATGTAAATATCGTATATTTTTTTAAAAATGTTGTCGAGTTCTTTCTTTTTTTCAGGCAACATAATTTGAAGCAGTTTTCTCAATTCGTTTAAATGATCTTCAACATAAAGCACAAAATTTGTCCAGGCGTTTTCTGTAAATTTTTGATTTACAAGTTTTTGTAATTCTACACAATATTTGCTATTATTTTTTCTTATGAATGTTTTGATACTTTCATTTAATGTGTATGAGATATTTTCATGTATTCTTTCAACTTTCTGTTTATCAGAAATAACAATAACATTTTCTTCAAATTTACTAGGATATGAATTACGAGTTATAACTAATTGCAATGGGTTCGTATTATCTGGTAGTTTGAATGTTACATTTGGTATTAGATTTTCAGATATTTTATGAATATTACAATCTAGTTTATTCATTTTGTTATTGGGTAAAAATTTTGAGATGGATGAAGAGTAATAATTCAATATTTGATCGGAATGGTCATTATCGTTAGATTCCATAAATTTTTCAAACGAGAGCTTTTCTTTCGACAATGTTTTACGCAACTCTGGTTTAAATTTTAAAATATGGTTAACCACACTGACTATCTTTTGCTTATTACGATCCTGATCACTTAATAAAGTATTGCTTTTGTACACAGTCTTTATCAAACATGCTAAATAACCGATCGTAGATTTGTTATTCGTTTTATCAAATGATGTTAACGGATAACCTTGTAAGGCAAAAAACTCCCTACATTTAGAATGTATTTTATATAACTCTATCTTACGACGGTTGATATTGATAAATATTAACATAAAAGATATCACTATAATAATTTTGGTGTATTCCAAATACATCAACTTATCCTTTTCACTTTTAAACATTTTAGAAAAGTCTTTTAGTTTTGGATTATTTTTTAAGACGGCTCTCTTCTTCTCTTCTAACAATAAACCTCCTATATAATGACTGTTTTTTTCAATATAGTCCTGCTCCTGTTTCGTAATTTTAATCATACCAAAATGATGTGAAATCTCAGATATATACATATTAATGGTTTTGAAATTAGAGTTGTTATTATTTTTATCTTCCTTTATGTCGTCTTTTTGATAAGTCCCAATTGACTCAAAATTTAATACTCTACTGTTTTCCAGATTACCAAAAGATTCCTCGAGAGTGGTCTCTTGTAAATTGCCAGAAAATTCTTCATTTAAAACTTTGTTAACATCTTTCAGAAAGGAAACATTTTTATATGATTGTGGTTTCAAATTTATTTTGTAAAAGTTCCATACATTTGTTGCAAATAAATTCATACTTTCTTCATTAATTGGTTGTGAATTTAACGATGTTCGCATCCAGGTAAGGGTAGACTCTAGTTGTTTTTGTTTTTTATTAAGCATCAGTTGTTTTTTCACTTGAAGCAAATCTTTGACTTGACTATAAAAATACTTCTCTGTAACTTGTGTATCCACACTATTTACAATACTTTTTAATTCGGATTCATACAAATTAATTTTTTTTATTAAATCATTTTTAGTCTCTTTGGAATTCGTAAATTTGGTTACCAAACCATGTTTTATAAAAGCCATAAAATGTGCCATTCCATTGTCAATGTTTCTATGTAACAAATGAATTCGATGTAATTCTGAATCTAAATGTTTAGTTTGGTTTTTTAACTCCCTGTAATATGATGCATCCATATATTTAAATTGTAAATTAGATGCACTTGAAAGACGATAGTTCTTGTAAGGTATTTTTATGAATCTGGATGCATTCAAATCTATCTCTTTATGTCTTGATATATTACTCTTCAAAATATCTAACACTTTCGATTGTAAAACTGGACCCGTGTCCCGTTCATAGTTATAATCATAATACTCTTTCGTAAATTCAGAAATTTCACTCAAGTTATAAAGGTCACGCATTTCGGTTCTTTGTAAATAAAAAAACTCATCGATGTTTGGTATTATTAGGTCCGATAACATCTGGAACCTGTCGTTGGTATTCCATTTATCTTTACTTGTGTCAAATATACATAAAATATCCTTTTCGAATATGTAGCGCTTCTCAAATTGTATATTGTTTTTCTTATTCAAAGAAAACCAGTTATCTTTTAGTTGTTTTAAATTGGTGTTAAAATACACTGTAGATTTGAATTTTCCTTTGTATAAAACAGGTTTGTCTACATTTATAGTTATAATTCCGTTTTCTGTTTCAGAAACTCTACCATTTACTTGTTTGGACTCTGAATACAAACAGAAATGTAAGGTAACAGTGTCTCCTACTTTAAGATTTAATATTTTATCAAAATACCGATCCACATTAACAATATGAAATGAATTAGGAGAAAACTTTGTATGACGCTTATTTCTACACGAAATAAAAAAACCTGTTATGTTTATATTCTTAGATATTGGTTTGTAAATTTCAAGATAATTTTCTGTTTTAATCGTATTTATTTGATTCAAAGATACATCCTTAATCCTTTTAAGAATTTGCGTATTCTTTAAATTGTGAATCTCTTCAGTCTCTGCATAATCAAATCGATAACACAGAGTATCTTTGTCTATAGTATTCTTTAAAAATTCATCATATCTATCCGGACAAACTCGAACGATCTCTCTATCTCGTAGTTCAAAAGAAGGTTTTGAATTTAGAGGATATAGAAACTGAACTATCTCAAGATAATCAGAGGCGAACTTTTTATAATCGTTTTTTAACAATTGCTTGAAATCTTCGAAATACTCTGTTCTATTCTTATAAAAATATTCACTAGATTTATCCGTCATATTATTCACAAGGCTTTCTGTGGAAAATTCTTTTTTTGCATTTACTACTGGAATTAACGAATTAAACATCGTAATCATCATATTGCTCTGATTAGAAGGATCCTCATTTAATAATTTAATAAAGTTTTGATTCTGAGTGGAGTTAAGAGGTGTTTTGTAAAAATCGTAAAGAGTATTTATTTCATGAGATGCTTGTTCGATAGAATAAGAAAATGGAGCGTTCTTATCCACACGAACTAATGTTATTTCATTCAAATCCGAAATCTCCTCAAATATAATTTCATCCTCCGCAATCATCGTCTCATAATAGTCTTGCTGTGTAGATGGTGTATCTTCTCTGACCGTCTCTATCATCTGAACAATAACAGGTTGTTGATTTAAAGGAATGATCTCTTTTTCTGTTTTTTTTTCACTTGCATTATCATCATCATTATCATCATCAGGTGATCCTTTATTATCATCATCATCATCATCAGGTGATCCTTCATTTTTTTCTGATGCTGTTGATGCCTTTGTTGATATTGATGCTGTTGATGCTGATATATGATCGACATATTCACGTCTTTTTGTCTTTCTATATGCTCTAATTATCTTATCAATCATACTTTTATCATCTTCAGTACTTAAAATATATGTGTATTTGTTATTCTTTTTAATTGCTATAGGTTCGAAATGAGTATCTTCTATATTAGAAATCAATATTGTATCACGATCAGGCATATAATCTGTAACTCTAGGATAAAACTCACCATCTTTCAAAATCACAATGTTGACCAACTTTAATAATTCTAAAAAAATTATGAAGCTTTCTTCAAGATATTCTGATGGGTCCTCTAATTTTGTGTGTATATATGTTTCGATATCCGGATATTCATCATGATCCAAAGTATCATACACATTTTTGAAAAAATCTTTTATACGTTTTCTGTATTTAGCATTTGACGATAAAGATTTTACAATTACCTTGACAAGTTCTTTTCTGTACCTCAATCCCTCCATATGTTTGTTTGAAACTGATAATTTACGATATTTAGATTCCATTAAATACAAAAAACTGTGAATTAAACACGTTCCGTCCCCATGAACACCAATTTTATATAAGTTTTTTAGATACTTGTTTTCATAAACCTTTTCTGTATCGACATCTAATATTGTCATTTTTGAATGTTTATCTTTATTACCATTAGTTTCGTTAACATTTGACATTTTAATGTAATACAATATAAATTTTATAGTTTTCACATTACATGAGCGATTTCTATTTTGATGTGAAAGTAATTACTTGTAATAAATTGAATTGATAAATAACATAAGTTCATGAAATAACACAATTTTATTATTTTAATAAACTTTAATTTAAAATAAAAAAAATAAAAAAATAAAATTACCTATCATGGTAAATTGTAATCATTTACATAAAAAGTATCGCATCCATCCATTTATTTTGAAACAAATGTGTTCCATTCATTATTTAATGAAAACAGTTCAGCTTTGATAGAAGTGAAACTTTTGATTAAGAATTCATTGAGCTGTCTTTTGGATATTTCATTGTCAAATTTAAGTTTGAGTAAAAACATCTCCTCCAACGGATGTGGTACACAATATCCAGCGTACGATACATCATATTGATCCTTTAATTCTTTATCACGGACGTAGTGATTCATTATAAAAGATTGCACTAAGTTCCCAATGGTATGTGTAAATCCTCTGAACATGACAGTGTAAAAGTTGGGCATATCGCTTATAGTACTTACCTCTACAATTGATGAATCGTCACCTTTTGCGAATTCTACTATAAGATTTTCAATATGTGTAATGATAACATTACAGCCTATATCAAATACTTCATACGGTGACATTTCTGATTCAACTTCTAATGAAAAGGTTACTTGATCAGGTTCTCCATATTTATTTTTCAAAAAATATTTGTATTTATCTAATGTGTCAAATTCTTTTTCGAATTCTTTTACATTACTATTAGACAAACCTTTTGTTTTTTCTTTCAATGCTTTTGTAATAGCAGAATTGTCCAAAGTGTTGAAATAAGAGCACTGACTGATACTATTCCAACATATACAGTTTTTTGCAGTTCCTTTTCGAGCAATACATGTCAATTTGATTTCAGTTCCTTTTTCAAGGCTTTCAAAATTAGGTTTGAGTTTAGTCAATAAAATATGATCTTTAGTTATGTCATCTTTTGGAAAAATACGATTTATAAAAGATTCTGGCATTTTCTCATTCGTTTTATTATTTAAAATTACGAAATCTTCTGTTGTAACATTCATAATTTGACCAGTTTTATTCTTCTTATTTAAAATGAAAGTGTAATCTGAATCTTTCCAGTTTTCTATTTCATTTTTTGTGAAATGTAATGGAACAAGACTAAGTCTATGTGCCAAAAATTCGTTATGAAGTGGACTATCATTTACTTCAATATTAATATCATTTTCTACGAAGTGGTCTTTTAGTTTAAAATAAAAGCCAACTGAAGGAATGTCGGTAAGTATAATTCGCCGAATAGAATTTACCAAACTAATATCTACATTACGAATGTCGAAAATTATAGCATTCTTCTCTGGTGTTTTTAAATTCAAAAAATGCATGTTTGTTAATGTAATGTTATTTAATTTAAGAGATAAAAACGGTAGGACTTAAATCAATTTTTTATAGTATTTCAAATGAATAGATAACTTCATTATTTGGTTTTAAAGAAAATCTATTTACTTTTTGTTTACAGTTTTTATCGTAAACCCTGTATTTTCAAAGTTTAATTTAAAATTTAAGAACGAGTTTTGGCTTGAAGTACAAGAATATACTTATATATTATGAGCAAAATGGATTACAATTAAATAGACGCATACGTTCTATTAACTGATATGTATTTATTTATAACAATTACCTCTTGAAAAAACCATTTTTGTTTGTCATATTCTTTAAAAAAATGAATATATAATAATGCATATGCTTTTTCGTATAATTTACAGGTTTAAAAAGATACTAATAAAAAAAACAAAATGTCTAAACCTTTAATATTCATAAGTGGATATTGTGAGTATTGTAAAGAATTAATGACGAACTTAATGAAGAACAATATACAAAGCAAATTTGATTATGTGAATGTGGACGAAGGTAAAGAGATACCTTTGTTTGTAGATCGTGTTCCTTTAATGTATTTCGACAAAAAGATTTTGTTTGAAGATGGTTTGTTTGAATATATAGAAAAACTAAAAAATACTTTGTTAAAAAAAGATGACCAAATCAAACCGTTTATGATCGGTGAAATGAGTAACAACTCTTTATCAGATCCGTACTCCTATTTGGGAGAAAGTAATGAGAGTAAAAATGAATCCACATTTGAAAAAAACTATGGTCATATTGGTATGGATGACCAAAAGATATATACCCCCGAAGAAGACAATGTCAAAGAAAGGAATCAGTCCTCTTTAGAAGAACTCATTTCAAGGCGGCAAAATGATATTAAATATTAATTGAAAATTATTTATAGAACTACTATATGTTTACAATAAAATACTATTATCTTATTTAAACATGGAACTAGATACAAACACTAAGTGGGTATCGTGTTTTAACTCAAGATTGGATGAATTTCTTAAAGATTTGATCTCATCTTATCCTAATGATAAAGATTTTTTGATGTTTAAACAAAGTTTCAATATGATTAAACTTGTTGATGATTCGAAGCCAGCCTATTTGTTCAAAATTTACACTATGAGGTATGTAGATCAAATATATAAAAACGATGAGAAGTTTTTTTTGGATCATGATTTCAAAGATGAATTAACCAGTTCAGATAATAATAACTTTTCCAGTGAAATGTTAGTCAAGCTAAAAAGTTATTGGAAAACAATGAGCGATGAGAACAAAGCAGTAATATGGAAATATCTTAATTTGCTTTGTAAAATTAATATTAAAATCCAATAAAATATGCATTTAAAGATTTTATTCATAATTAAATAACAAACTGTGTCATGAATGAATCATTGTTGAAAAAAAAAATAGAATATGTATTTAATAAAATAACACTCAATTTTATTAAAGAAGTAAAAGATAAGGATTCTGAAGTAAAAAAGAAAATCAAAGAAACTTACGGTATATTTGATAAATATTCGGATAGTCATATTTTGAAATTCATTGATGCTTTTTATAAAACTGAAGCAAATATCAAGTTGTTAAAAATACCATATGAAAATACCGATATATTCCAAGAAAATAGTTCTGTTCTATCTCTGAATGTTCTTCAGAATATTACTGTTAATGAGATTTTAAGTGTCGTTGAGCAAAATGAAAAAGAGATTGTTAAATGTTATTTATATATGCTATTCATGTTCTCATTTTTGTATAGAGAAGTATGTCTCGTATTAGATACAAATGCCACATTTGAGGATGAATCGACAGAGAGTCGAGATAAAATTAAATCAATCGAATTAATGTTTAACAAATCAATTCTATTGATTCAAAATACTGAAACATTTGATATGAACACAGATACTGATGAGATTGTTGATGATGATTTTAAAATACTATTAGAAAACATTTATCACACTAAAAAGAATATTCAAAATATTAATATACATTATGATATAGACGAATATGAGAAAGAAACAATAAAAAATGAAAACAACGGATTTGAAAGTGCATTTGACTTTTTACATAATAGTAAAATCGGTAAACTTGCAAAAGAAATCTCACAAGATATTGATGTTACCAACTTGAATATTGAAAATCCACAAGACCTGTTAAATATGGAGACACTGTTCTCAGGAAAAAACAATGCATTAAGTGACATTATTGGAAAAGTTGGTGGTAAAATAACAAAAAAGATACAATCAGGTGAAATAAAACAAGATGAACTGATACAGGAAGCTATGTCGATGATGTCTAAACTCAACGGGGACAATTCATTTATGAATGATATGATGACTAATATGATGAAAAACGGTATGGGTGGTGGTATGGGTGGTGGTATGAATGATATGATGACTAATATGATGAAAAACGGTATGGGTGGAATGGGTGGAATGGATGGAATGGATGGAATGGATGGAATGAATGATATTATGAAAAATGTAATGGGTGGTGAAGGAAACGACAATCGTAAATCAAAGAAACTGGCAAAATTAAGAAAACGTCTTGAAGATAAACAAAATAAGTAAAATGTAAAATGTAAAATGTAAAATGTAAAATCTAAAAAACATATATAGTATAAATTTTTTATGTATTGTAAATAAATATAAATAGATATACATTATGGTTGATGATATATGGTACAATGACATTTCAAAATTATTTCAAATAGAGAACCTCACCAATTTTTTACCGAATGAAGATATGTCATTGGAAGAAAAACTAAACAGTGCATTAAGATTTACTATATATTTCAGTATATTAATTTTCTTAATTAAGAAAACATTTCATGTATTTTATATGGTAGTTATTGTTGCTGGTATTACTTATATCGTTTATAATATGAAAACGAAGGAAAACTTCTTTAATGACGAAGAAGAAGAACATGTTAAAAAAAACAAAAAAAACACAAAATGCACAGTTCCTGTTAAAACGAATCCATTTATGAATGTATTATTAAACGACTATGTTCATAATGCAGAGCGTTCACAAGCTTGTGATTTATCCGATGAAAAAGTTGAAGATAAGGTAAAGGTATATTTTGAAAACAATTTGTACACAAACATTGATGATGTTTATAACAGGAACTCTTCTTACAGACAATTTTATACAACTCCAAATACTACAATTCCTAATGATCAAGAAGGCTTTGCAAAGTGGTTATATTACAGTGAGGATAAAACATGTAAAGAAGGAAACACACAAAAATGTTACCGTTAGAATTTACTTTCTGTAGTTTTTAAGATTATTTTTGTTTTATATTATATATAAATAATAATAAAAATGATTTTTGATAAACCACATACACTTGGAAGTGACGATTGTTGGATACATTCACAAAATTTACAAAGTAAAGAGATGTATGAATACCATCTATTTAATCCTTACAAAACGAATATACCTAAATGTGAAAATAAAGTCAAAGAACTTAGTGATTTTGTTGTAGAAAACAACATGCATATTAGAGATGGTTATGGTTTTACAAACGCTTGTTTCGTTGATAATGATACCAAACTTCGAAATAATCAAAAATTAACACACGGTAAATGTAAAAATCAGTTAAATACACGAGTATTTCAAGCCGTACCTGATTTAGGTCACAGTGGTTTTGAACCAGTTATTGATAGCCGTATGACTCAAGGTGAGGATACATCGGAGAAAAAGAGTTGTAGTGTAAATAGTGGAAAAGGTTTTGATGTATTTACTCCGTTGATCCCTTGTTTAAAGAGTACCGTTCAAGATGTTAAACATATTGTACATCCAGACGAATGGGTTAGAGGAGGTGAGCATACCCGTGATCATATTAAACAAAAACGGTTTTTGGAAAGAAATGGATATGTATTTGAAAATAATATTTGGAAAAAGAAAAAATGTGACAAATGAGAAAATTTTTAATATAATTTATTAATAAATCATGAGTTCAAATCGTTTAATGTATGATACATGCGAGTATAAACAACGCTTACAAGAAAGCGTTACAAGTATAGATTTCTTACTTGACCCTATTAAATACGAGCACAAAGGTCGTTGTAGAATGGAACTTGGAATATTAGGTGGTACTAATGTATCTCATATAAAAGGTAATTTAGTCGATCTTGAAAATGATCTTAGAGGACAAAATAGACCTGCTACAAATTGTACTGAATATAAGTTTATACCATCAAATGATAATTTCCTACAAGGAAAAGAATATATTAAACCAGTAAATCACCCTAAAGTAGACACTGATATGCAACATTTACCATCATGTCAAATGATTGATTATAAACAAATACCAAGACCATTAGCTAAAAAAAACTAATCTTATTTTAAAGAAAAATACCAACAACAAACGGCATCTAAAACATATTATAGTAAATTTTTACATTAAAATGTATTGATTGATACACCATAACCTTTTTTTTCTGTATACAATATAAAAAACATTATGAGTTTTAATAGATTAGCATATGACACATGTAGTTATGTTACTGAAATAAAAGAATCTATGCAACCAGGTGAATATATGATAAATACACCAAATGCTTCAACTGATGAAGGATGTTTTTTCCCTAATCCCCAAATTAGAATGAACAAGCATGGTGCTAGCTTATGTGATAAAAACTTAATAGATGTAGATTCTGAACTTCTTGGATTGAATGTATTGAATACTAAATGCCCGTCCGAACAGTATACTCCATCAGACAAACCTTTTTGTAATTTAGTTAACATGAAAGAGTGTGACTTCTTATCACCAGAAGACACGAGATTAAGTAACCCACCATGTACTTTACGTGGAACCGGTTGGAATCGTTGGGAATGGCTGTGTGAAAACCCACAATCGAAAGGCGTTATAGCTCCATTTGAAATAGGAATACAAAATAGATTAGTTGTGAAGGATAACCATAGACCATGTATACCTACACCAATTGATAATACCATAAGTCTTCCATCAAAACTTAATGAATATGATCACGATGAAGAAGCTCATAATAGTGAAGTTTTACAAAAATGGACGACTATGTATGAACACGGTGCTAACTATCCTATGATTCATTGGAGATGTTGTGGTGAAATAGCAAAATTATAAGGTTTTTGAGATTTTATTCTTAATTATAAATAAAATAATATGACTAAGTGTTCGAACAAAACATCTGTCTGTAAATCCTTTAAGATTCTTGGATCTGGGATTGGTTTCACAGGAGGTAGATATGTCGCAGAAAATAAAATGACCGCTGCTAGACGTGCCGGTTCTAAGTTGTACAACAAAGTCGATAATAATGCACTCTACGAAAAATTCAAAAACAAAAAAAGTATCAAGTTTATTCTTGGCGAAATTACACAAGGTGGTGATAAGAAAACGACTGCATTTGAAGTGAGTCGTACAAAACTTGTTACACCCAAGACTGTGAAGATTGGTTCTCAAACTATCGTTTATAAATACGCATATAATGTAAAAAAATTGATCAATGTTAATGGAGAAGATATGGATTTGATGTAAATAAAAAAGCACAACCTTTAAAATAAACGCTTTAGAGTTACATTACAATGATTCCTCTTTACAAAATTAAATAGATCCTCTCGACGGATCCATTTAATCATTTTTATCTCGTTTCTATCTTTTGGGTTTGCGTTCGGTTTTATATTACTTTGCAATAACTCGACTACATAGAACAATTTGTTGCCTATTATTAATGTTCCATATTTCGTATGTTTCTTTATTCGCAAATCAATATTTGTTTCTTCCATAAGCTCTCTTTTTGCACATGAAAAATAACTACGGCTATTCATTTCTGATTCAGTCATGTGTCCTTTTGGAAACCCCCATTTTCCTGACGCACTTTGTAAAACTAATAACACTTCATCCATATTTGGACTAAATAATATCACACCACATTCATCAACCTTTTGAATCAACTCACGTCTTGATGATTTTTCCCATGGAATCATACATGTAATACGAGGATTGAAATGCATTAATTGTTGTCCATACATTTTTATGTTAAATTTTAGATATGTGATATTCAATTTTATTCGAAAAATATTAAAATCAAATTTTATTTTTATTCATAAAATATAAAATGGAAGTGTATGTGTTTTTTACTCTTATGGGATTAGGATATATGGCTTCTCAAAGTTCGACAAAACAGTCGAATTCTTTAAAAAATCATGTTACTCAACCACCACTATCTGTTGGTTCGACTACCAACGCTACAAAATCATATAGCACGTATAATGATGATATAACAAGCTTAGTCAAAACTATTGACAAACAAAAATCTGAAGAAATGTATAGAAAAAGCACATTGGAACATCCAAATGTAATCTCTACCAATTATAGAGACTCTATGAACACTACTAATGAAAGCAAAAAACAATCTAACACATTCGAGAGCTTGTTATCAGGAGAGCATATATCATTGAATGAATTTACTCATAACAATATGGAGCCCTTTTTTGGAAGTTCAATCAAACAAAATATGAACGACACGTCACCACATCAATCAATCTTAGAAAACTTTACAGGGGTTGGTGGGTATAAAAGTGAACATCCTAAAGTAGAAAATGTATGTTTTGCTGATATAAAGTCAAATTCTGGTAGTGCTCCTTATTCACAACAAAGTGCATACACAGAAGAATATGAAAGAATGCAACAAAGTAAATTGAAAACGAACGAGCTTCCTTTCGAGCAAAAACGGGTTGGACCTGGTTTAAATGACGGATATACCGACAGATCTTCACAAATAGGTTTCCAACCAGATGACAGAAAATATGCTATGCCAAAAAGTATAGATGAACTTCGCTCTCTCGATAATCAGAAAATGACATATGAAGCAAGAACAGTTGACGGACTAAAAGGAAGTAAACTTGGACCAAAACCTCAACTCGTTAAGAATAAAGTTGATACTTATTATGAAAATTCACCAGATAGATACTTTAAAACCACTGGAGCATACACGAAAGATAAATATCGTCCTAATGTCATTATCAAAGACACTAATAGAAAAACAAGTACATATTATGCCGGTAACTTGTATAAAAATATAGGTAACGAACAAAACAGCAAACTTCAAGCGACTAAGAAAAATATATTACGAGAATATGGAGTCCGTAATTTAGAACAAAATAAAATAGGAAAACCAGAGTTTACTTACGGTAAAGAAAATATACTTATTTACAATAACGAAAGAGATATCACCGCAACTCGTACCTACGAAGGTAACCTGACTAGTCTTGTTAAATCTATTATAGCACCCGTTCAAGATATCTTTAAACCTACCACAAAACAATATACAACATTCACAAATAGAGAGTTTGGTGAAATGCAAACAAATATTCCAAACAAACCAACCTTGTTCGACCCTAATGATATTGCTAAAACCACCATTAAAGAAACTTTTATTCATGACACAAGGACTGGTAATATTGCTGGTGAAAATAAACAAATCACTTACGATCCAGATGATGTCATGAGAAAAACGCTCAAAGAAACACTTCCATATTATGAAAATATCATCAACATGCAATCTAAAGTCACTAAACAAACAATCTATGATCCATCGGATGTTGCCAAAACTACTATTAGAGAAACCGTTGAAAACAACTACCACGACGGTCATATTGAAACTCTTGAAGGTGAAATGGGTGGATATCAATCCGCAAATGTTAAAGCACCCAACACCAATAAACAATTCATTTCTGACAACGAATATATGGGTACTGCTCCCTCTAAAGAAATGTCACACGGTTATCTCAATAAAGAAATACAAATGGAACCGACTAGCAAAGAATTCCTGTCCGATAATGAAAGATTCGGTGGTGTAAATAGCAAAGATACAAAACAAATGTCATATCAAGATATTTACAATGCAACTATAAACAATGTCAAAGAAAACCTCAATGTAAATAGGTCACCAACCAATAATAACGTTAAACTTGCATCTGGAAGTGATGGTATAATTATGGAATCAAATAAAGGTGACTGTGAAAGAGCAGCTTCTAGATCACATAATAATATTCAACGAATTAATGATAAATCAAACACTGTCGACTTTATCAATCTTACTCAAGAAAGATTTGATGAATGCGAAAATAAAATTGATGAAAGTATTCTAAAAGTTTTTCATGAAAATCCCTACACACAATCACTTAACAGCTCAATCTAACATGTTTTCTAAATACACTGTATCATACTCATAATCAGGTGTTATTATTTGCGTATAGGATAGTATACCATTCGTTTCTTCACCCCATTTTGTATCTCTATTATCACTTCGTATTTCATAAAATGCCTTTATTTTATTAACATTATTAATAGAACTTAACTGATCTATTTTAATGTTCAGTTCTCTTTGGTTAGTTGAATCTAATGTAAACGGATCTTGTCCTGTTACATTTGCCGCCCATTCTTTATTTATAAATACTAATCTACAACGAATTGTATCATTTGTCTTGAACAATAAAACTACAGTTTTTCCTTTTATCTTTTTTAGGAATGTTTGTAAATTATATGTATATTGTGAACTTAAATTTAGAATTAACTCATTTTTAGTATGATCTAAAGAATTTACTATTAAAACTCTAATTAAACCTTTGTTTTCTACTTTTTTACAACAACTCTTACATAACTCTCCCTCAGGTACCTGTGAACCAGTTAATATCTTCCAAATAGTTGAACCACATTTACTTGACCCACCTGTCTGTGATGAAAAACTAGATACTTGAACTCCATTATCATATGTTGTTAAATCTAACGATTCAGTATTTATGTATCTCGCTTTACCTATGGCTTTCTTTATGGATTGTACGTCTGAATGAACCAGTTTGTTACTTGGGTTCGTATAATCAAAATAAATTGATCCTCCACTATTTATATACATGTTTCCATCAAATGAGACCCTAGTATTGTCATCTAATACTGCTTTCTCATTAAACAATACATCATTATTGAAATTTACAACATTATTAGTTAAATTGTCAATTAATAGTGGTGATGTGAATTTGACTTGCTTTATGGGTGTTGCTATAAATGTTGATCGTTTTACTGGACTTGTTACCGAAATGTCCCCACATGGTGTATCTTGATTGATTGGATCATCCGGATCGTCAGGATCAGTCCATTTTTCGATTTGTTTTCCTTTTTTGTATTTTATTATCATCTTCATACTGGATGATACTAAATTTAACATAATGATAATTACAAAAAACACTATTATCGATATTACTTTACTAAAAAATGTATTTAACATTTTCTTTATTTTAATGACACACTATTTTTTGTACATCAATACGTTAATTCAGACTTAAAAATATAATCTATATAATTATTTACTCTTTGTTCATACACATAAACACGCATACATATGAATAATAAAAAAATTATTAATGTTCTTCTCGTTTCAAGTGTTATTCTAAATGGATTCTTTTTTAGTCTTATGTATAAATGTAACAAAAAAACAACTAAAAATAAAAAATATACATACAAAGTTATAAAAACTTTTAAAGACCTTCCTTTTTTTTAAGATTGTATTGAAAAGTTAAAACTATTAATAGCAAGATCGGTACTGGATCTACTTGTACCATTGTCATCATAATTGTACCACCAAAGCTTTTGAGTTATATCATCCTTAAAATCTTTTTCTTCTTTGAATCTCAAGTCATCGCTATCATTCATAAACATTAAAACCTCCCTTGATCTTGTTACTATCTGCCAATCGTTATTTATTCTAACTGACACATCATACAGATTTATACACATAATACTAAATTTACCTGTATAAAGATTATCAACTATTTCCCATATAAATTTAAATGGACTCTTATTGTAGATGTTTCCTCGATTGAATCTTCCTTTTTCCTCTTGCTTATAATAAACATATTCTGATGTATTTTTAGCATTTTGTAAATAGAACTCATCAAGAGTATTTTCTACTCTTTGTATTTTCCATGCAGATGATTCAGACATTTCTTTATAATCATCGTCTTTTTTTGGTTTAAAACTGTCTCCTTTGTGTTCATCATTTGGTATCGCATAAATCTTTTTTTTGTCACTGCTGTAAGTAATCAAATGAATCACATTTGGTATATAATTGTTAATCCTTTTAAAAGGAATAGTTGTAAATGTGTTTTCGTCACCAAATTGGTCTTTTCCGAAACTCGTAACTACACTACTTGCGTCATGATTAAAAAAGTTCAACACTGGAACTAATGTATCACTTGTTTTATTCAATATAATATCACTTATTACCAAATCTGCATTTATTATAACATTTTGATTCATATTAGCTTCAGCCACAAAAGGTCCAAAACTCTTGCCGGTCATCTCAATAAATTTAACCTGGGCCAATTTGAACGAAGGTATGTCATCAGGACAACAACAATCACAAATTTTATTATCGATCGGATCTACACCGTCTCGAACAGCTTTCCACATATTATATATACATGCATCTTTGTCGTTTACTCTAACGTCTCTTTTCTCTGTAGCATCGTGCACTACACACTGATGTTCGGGTGGGGATAAAAATTCAGTAAATAGATCTGTAACCACAAAATTTCCATCTTCCCATTTACCTCTATAATTACCACTTACCCAATCTCCTTGACAAACACCATTCACTAGCCTATCACTACAATACGAATCTTGTAATATGTTGTTCATATTATCAAAATTAAGGTGAATTGTTTGATTGATTTCTTCATTATAAAATAAATCATCCCCATGTCTACTCTTGAAAGTTAAATGACTACCTTTATCCTTGTTTAAATATATATCATTGTTGAATGCAGCATTTTTAAATGAGACATCACTGTCTTTTATTACAACCAATTCTTTAAATCTCGTAGGACCATTCATACTTAACATTGGCGTCATTATTGTAGTATTATCTCTAAAATCACTATTATATCCGAAACCTGTGTGTTCAATCTTGTTATATATATTCTTAAATCCTACATTTGGACATTCCTCCTCAAATTTCTCTTTGGTGTTATTCTTTGATACTTCTTGCATACATGTTTTGTATCGATATAGTGTTATCATAATTACAAATAACAATATCAATGATATTACTTTTTTCATTTTATTATTTACAAAATATTTTTAAGAAAGATGTTTAATTAAAAAGTTAATGTATTTGTGCTTACATCGTATGTGAATACTTCATTATTTTCGATTTTAATATTTCTTGCATTTAATGTACCATTAACAAGCACATTATTATTAAACTCAATAGAATCTACATCGTCATTATTGATATTGATCTTATTAACACTTATTTCTTCAAATGATCTCGGTGTTGGTGCACAGTTTTGAATCACTGGTAGACTTATTTGACTATCACCTTCTACATCATTTGAGACTATATTGTTTTCTGTAATTTCATATGCAGTTCTTATAACATTTGATTCATTAAAATGTTCTTTCATTTGCCAATAATGTAATATCTTTATTATTATTAGTATCATAAGTAATACCATCACTCCAAATATTGTGTTAGTCGATTTAACACGCATTTTTTATTCTTTAACTTTATGTATGGTTTTTTATTTTTATGCTTATTGAGTATCTTCTTCGATTTCCTCTATCTCTTCGATCTCTTCGATCTCTTCGATTTCCTCGTAATCTTTCTTTTGTAAAAACCAACTTTCTAATCTAGAGATTCCACTAGCTTCATTCAAGCAGGTAACCCTATTATTGAACGGATGTATATTAAAAATACTACCATCAGGAGTAACACCCTCTAAAGCATCAGTTGATACACATGCACCCATCAATAATGTTCTTTTTCGTTCAAGATCTGCAATATCCAATGATAAAGTTTCCTCAAACTCATTCTGACTCAAACAATTTATATTGGAATTATCATAAAAACATAAAGATGTTTCCGGTTGTAAAACAATAGGGTCATTAAAATATACGTTGTTCATGAAAATTGTATTTGAATTGAAATAAAGCTTATCTGGTGTTATCATGCTTCTGTTTTCAAATTCGACATGTGTATCGTTTTTGAATGCCACATTCAATAAGTCGTCACCAATCTGTGTATTGCCATCTGAATTTATTTTTAACATTTTTTTGGAATTCAAATCCAAAGAATTCGTATTTACATTTTGCATATCAACGTTACCAACTATTTCAATATGATCATTTTGTATGGCTGATGTGTCACTTAATAAGGTATTTTTCGATATCCTGTCAACATTTATATGATCACTACAATAATCACTATTGCAAATTTCAGTAAATAACTCTTTTCGTTTATTCGCACATACTGATAATAAAATCAACAACACTATTAGTATTATGAATATACTATACAATTCCACCATATCATATGCTTTTATTAATGATAAAGATATGTTTCGTATCGTTTATTTCTATTCCTAAAAAAACATTGTAATATCAAAAATGAGTTTTAACGATATTCATCATAAATCAATAACAAATGACTGTTTGAATGAATTGGTATCATTAATAAGACCAATCCTTAAACAAGGATTACAATCCATATATGATACAGTTTGTAACGGTAACAATAAAATCAATATAATGCTCTTTCGAGAATTTCAAATTGAACTTGAAAAAGTACCATCTTGGAACAATGTCATGATTGATAAAGAATATGAAAGATTCGTCGTGTCTACTCGTTGCGATTGGTTAGGTGATCTCATCATTGCAACTTTTAAAGCATCCGCTAACAATATTTTGTCCTCTATACAATCTAATACTGAAAATGATATGTCTATTGATTTGATAGTTCCTCTACCACAACATTTTATACATTATTGTTACATAGAGATAGCCAGACTTCTTTGGAAAAAACCACAACTGTTTTATGAAAATGTTTCTACAATCAATAAACAAACAAATGATGACCTTATTGACGAATATATTGAAACAGGTATTAAAAGAACCATCAATAAAAATATACCATATAATAATCTATTGAAAAACACAAATAGTTCTACTAATAACAATAGTCTATTATATGAGGAACAAACCTCAAATAGTAAGGCGATCAACAAGGATTCGTCTTTTGATATTATTGACCATAAACTTATACAAGAAGACACCCCTTATACAAGAAGTACATCCCACGAAAAAACTATCGATGATAATGATGTCAATTCGGCTCATATACAAACATTACCAAGAGCTGCTTCTTTTGTTGCACCAAGACGAGATAACATAAACGAATCAGACGAAGATAACGATACATTATCTAATGCATCGGATGATGAACAATACTCTTCTGATACCTATAGTCAAGATGCTTACGAGATGGATAATACTTTAATCGATCATACAAAAGAAAACATGGGTAATGTAGATACTGTATCTATCAACTTAGATAATCAAATGGCTTTACAAACAACACAACAAGAGTATCCCGTTGAAAAATCATATGAACAATATTTTAAACATACCAACACAAATATTGTTCATAATACACCTACACCTGATAATACACCTGATAATACACCTACACCTGATAATACACCCGATAATACACCTGATAATACACCTACACCTGATAATACACCCGATAATACACCTGATAATACACCTATACCTGATAATACACCTACACCCGATAATACACCTGATAATACACCCGATAATACACCTGATAATACACCTATACCTGATAATACACCTACACCTAATAATACACCTATACCTGATAATACACCTACACCTAATAATACACCTACACCTGATAATACACCTACACCTTTCGATCATGTAAATAATACGACGGAACGATTGGTTGTACCTCAGGAAAAAACAGAGCAATACGAAAACTTTGAAATCGATCTTAACAAAACAATTAAAGAGATTTATATCAATGAAAAAAGAAAAAAAAACGAAAAGAAAATTAAAAAGATTTTAGGTGTTAACATGAGTTATGACTCATTTATTCAACAAGATAAACGAAAACTTAGAAACTTTTTGATGTTAAATAAACATATTCCCAAAATACAAAAATAATAAGTGTAAGTTTAATATGCAACAAAAAAAATCAAATACCATATCAAACAATGTATAAATTGGTAATTTCCTTTATTATAGCTATTCTATTAGCAGGTATTCAATTTTATTTTGACACACAGGGTGATGCTCCAGAAAAAAACAAAACAAACTTTCCAATTAAATCTTTAATGGTGTTTACAAGTGTCTTTGCAATTACTTATATGGGACAAAAATTAATATTTGATGGTGGAATAAGTAATAGTTATGAAAACAACATAATGAGTCAACCCTTTTTGAAAAGCAATAATGTATCCAATAATAAAGAATTTAATGAACTTATGCAAAATATTCAAACAGGCGAAGCGCCTTTTTGAATATTTATAAAGTCTTAGTCATAATTACATATATAATATAAAATGAAATTGGAACTTAAAAAATTTGATATAAATACCATAACGGATGATAAAGTTGTTGTAATGATCGGTAAAAGGAATACTGGAAAATCTTATTTAATCAAAGATTTGTTATACCACAACTGTAATTTACCGATAGGAACAGTCATATCAGGAACTGAATCAGCTAATCATTTTTATGAAAACGTTGTTCCTAAAATTTTCATTCATGACGAGTACACACCTGTTCTTATCGACAATGTAGTTAAAAGACAGCAAAAAATATTAAAAACCATCAACAAGGAGAACTGTATGTATGGACGCACTCAAATAGATCCTAGGTCTTTCCTTATATTAGATGACTGTTTGTACGATTCTTCTTGGACAAAAGATAAGAATGTTAGAGCATTGTTTATGAACGGTCGTCATCTTAAAATGTTCTTTATTATTTCTATGCAATATCCATTAGGTATCCCACCTAACTTGAGAACAAATATTGATTACATTTTCATTCTCCGTGAGAATATTGTAGCAAACAGAAAAAGAATATACGATAACTATGCAGGCATGTTCCCTACTTTTGAAATTTTCTGTCAAGTTATGGATCAATGCACAGAACATTACGAATGTTTAGTCATTGATAATACTACCAAAAGTAATAAACTTGAAGATACGGTATTCTGGTATAAAGCAAACGAAACACCTTCTTATCGGGTATGTCAAGAAGAATACTGGATATTAAGCAAAAATATAGGAGACTCTAATGAAGAAGATGCCGAAGAAATGTTTGACCCATCTAGTATCAAAAAACGACAACATATTATTAATGTAAAAAAAATCTAACGAACAGGAAACCCAGCGCTTCTTGTATCTGGTACATTATCAAACATCGCTTTTGATGACTGACTCGTATGTTTATCATTCATAAGAAATTCATCATAATAAGTTCTTGGAATGAATTTATACTTAACTCGTACATCTTTTTTTATTTTTTCTATTTTTTCTTCATATATTCCATGAACAATCATAAGCATACCTAAAAACAAAAAAATAAAAATTATTGTTTTCATATTTTAAAACTAAATAACATTTTTATATCATAATTTTAAAATTTATTATCTAGTTAACATTCTTGATAAGTTTGATCCGTTTGTCCCTCTTCAAACAAAGACTTCTCGATATCTGATGTTGTTGTAATATCAACCTCTTCATCATCAATAATATCAGGCATATTATCCTTATGAGTCTGTTCGTGTGTACGTTCAATGAGTTCTTTCTTACGCTCATTATAAAATATATCCTTATTCTCACAATTCTTCTTGTACTCTCTCATCAGTGTATTAAGCTCAGTCTCTGAGTATTCACCATCCTGTATTTCGTCTGGATTTGCAGACCATGGACACCAGCATCCGACCTGTGCTATGTAAATATTATGAGAGTTATTATCAATTCTCTTAAGCACTTCCGCACGAATCTCTGCCTCCTTTTGAGTTTCATATGTTCCACGAATCTTGATACCACGAATAGATGTCTGATAGTTGTTCTCTTCGGAAAACTTGTTACTTATATCTATCTCGTTTTCAATTTTGAAACTTTTGAAGTCTTCATCGATACTGTTCGAATCAAAAAACACAGAATATTGCTCTTTGATAGAACGAATCTCGTTTGTTTTGTCGGGAAAGAGTACTTCAAGACCGTCGACTAACTCAGTATTCCTTTTACATAGAGATTTCATATACGCAGAAATTATATATGCGTCTTTGGACTTGATGACATCATCTGGTGATAAGAAAGATAAACACACATAGTTCTGACCCCTAATTTGTGGATCTTGTTGCAAAAAATCTTGTTTACTCACATCAATTCGTTCGTTTGTCTCTGGTTCCATTATATACAAAAATGTTATCGTTTTAATAATTTAAATTGAATATCTTTATATATGTTATTTTGTTTGTAAATTTTTTCTCCCTAATAATTAATAAAAAATATGTCTGAGTTCTCCTTTGATGTCATGGAAATTGTTGTCCGCATTCTTAAATATCTTTTCGAAGGTCTTGTTGTAGCCACTGCTGCTTTCTTCTTCCCCGGTAAGAAGCCCAAGGTTGAGGAAGTTATGTTTATCGGTTTCGTTGCCGCTGCTACCTTCTCTCTTCTTGATCTCTTCGCACCTTCAATCGGAGTTTCCGCTCGTCATGGTGCCGGTTTCGGTATGGGTGCCAACCTTGTTAACTTCCCCAATTAAATAATATAACATTTATTGTTTAAAAAGTACACCAAAAAAATTATATAAATTTGTTTTTTTATTAGTTATAAAACATTGTTTTTTAGAACAAACATTTACAAACATTTACAAATATTTTCATGTATAATATAAAAATAAAAAATGTTTACAATAAGTTTGCAATATATACAAAATTTCATACTTCTATTAATTTCATTAATTGTATCATGTACATTTAATAAATTCCATAAACAATCTAAAAAAATTCCAAAAACTATATGGACTTATTGGGATGATGAAGTGCCTATTAGTGTTGTTAAAATTATCAAAGAATGGGAATTTTTAAATCCATCGTGGAGAGTAATTATGGTTACTAATAATATCTTACCAAGATATCTTAAATCGTCAGAGTTACCAGCTAACTTTTATGATGGAGTTGAAACTTCCCAGTATTCATCGGATATTGTAAGAATTGCTATATTGTATAAATTCGGAGGTATATGGTTAGATGCAAGCATAAAGCTTTTAAAAAGTTTAGACTGGGTTGTTGATGAGTTCAATAACACAAATATAGATTACTTAGGATATCAAATGCCGTCTTTTACAACAAATAGATATAAACCAGTGATTGAAAGTTGGTTTATTGCATCTAAACCTAATACAACCTTCTTAAAACAAGTTTATAAAGAAATGAATAAAGCGTTTGGTAGAAGAAAACAATATGTTAAACAAGTTGAAAAATATGTGGATCTTCAAAAAATTCCTGAAAATTTAAAAGATTATTTATGTATTCATGTATGTATGCAAGTAGTTTTACAAAAAACTAATGTAAATATGAAAAAGTTTAAGTTGATTGATGCATACAAAGACGCTTTTTATTTACATGGTAAGTTTAATTGGTCTTCAAAACATGTCGTTGAATATTTAAAAACTAAAAAGTTTTTCGAAAACGAAAATAATATGAATCTCGTCAAGTTACGAGGGTCTGAAAGAATTTTGTTATGATCATACCAATACTTTCTATTACATCTGATAATTTAAAAGTTCAAAATCTTTCTGATAAAATTTTTGAACTAATTGCTTTGTTTCTTCATCATAATATCTATTATAATCTTCGTGTTTGGAGATATTCGTTTTTTTTAATGAAACTGGACTATATCCATACATTTGTTGAAGTTTTATATAATCTTCATTTAAACTTTCTTGTTTTAATATATGTGTCACTTTTATATTATTGTTTTTATCTGATAAAAATAGGTATTGTGGCTTATAATGAGTATCATTTATAAACTTATGTAAATTCTTTACAAATTCTTTGAAATTGTTTTTATATTTTTGTTGTTTTTTCATACTTTCAATATCCCACACATTTTTCATTCCACCATCCTGAAGATAAAAAAACGCAGACACCAAACGATCATACGGGTTTCTAACGATCGTATATGATGATTTGTATTTTTTACCTTTTCTAATTACATCGTTAATACTTGTATGAAAAAAATAAATCGAGTCTTCGAAAAATTTAGTGTTTTTTATAGAATTGCCTCCAGTTTTAGGAACATGTATGAATAAAAAAGGAAGAGTGTATATCTTAATTAAATGAATAGATACTAACAAAGTCACCATTACTACAAAAATTACAACTTTAATCAGACACTCTTTCATGATTTATTATTAACATATATTTTCATTCAATTTATAATTATTTAATTGCTTATTTTTAGTATTCACAATATGATAAATGAGGATTGAGTTTGTGATTAAATGTTCTTCGGATTGATCGTTTTATAATATCTGAATTGGAAAAAGGATTAAATGTGTGAAATATATATAAGTTGATAAAAATTATTTATGACTGGACAGATGATACCCTAAAACCCTAAAAAACACCACATTATAAGCAATATGGGCTCCAAAAAATATGTACAACCAAATTTTAACTTTATTTTAAAAAATCCCGCACACACTTTTTTTTTAAATTATAGTATAAGGTATAAAGTATAAGTATTATTTAAAAAAGATTTAAATTGTGGTACTAATATAAAATGTACCACTGTGAACGGTGTGTATATTCAACTAAAATAAAATGTAATTTTATTAAACATCAAAATAGGAAGATACCTTGTCGTATAAATCAGGAAAATAGAACTCAAAATGGCAACCCTAATGACTCAAATGGCAACCCTAATGACTCAAATGGCAACCCTAATGACTCAAATGGCAACCCTAATGACTCAAATGGCAACCCTAATAACAATCCTGTTGTCTCAAAGGTTAACCCTATCGAAAGGAAATGGATTGACATTGACATAAAGTATGTAAGATGTGTCAAATGTGATAAACAGTTGACAAAAAGATGTTTTAAAAAACATTTAGATGCTTGTAGAGGTGTCCCGAAAAACACTTGTAAATTTTGTTTTCGTAGCTTTAACAAACACCAAGGGTGTTCAAAACATCAAAAAATATGCAAACGGAATCCGATGAACATGGACGATGATGACAATGTAACTGAATATTCTTTATTGGATAATCAAGTCGTTGAACCGACTATAACTGACAAAACGAACATTAATGCGAACATGCATAACACGAGTACAATGCATGATAGTATTAACATACATGGAAATCGTAATACCGCAAATATTAAAACCACAAACAACTTTTCATTCAATTTCATTGGTCATGAGGATCTATCTCATCTGTCCAACGAGCCTAACTTTTTACAAAAGCTAAAAAGCTACGGGAAAAATGGTGTTTATGGTGTAGGAAAAATTATAAGCTCCATCATATGTGATCTAGAACATCCTGAAAATAACACTTTGTTGAAGCCTAGAGACTTCGGATCAGACGTATTAGTCAGAGGTTGTGATGCAGATCCAAACCATTTGGAATTTCGTGATATATCTGACGCGTTAACGAAACTTAAGGATGTAATGATGCCAAGATACCTTCAGTATGTATGTGAATATATTCGCAAACATAACATCAATCGTCTACTAGATGTAAAAGAAAAATCTATTATTAGACAATTATTTCATATCATGATTGTTTTAGACATTGATGTCCCTGAAGAGTTGGAACATCTTGTCGATATAGATGATGACAAAGTGGATAACGACCGAAATAATGACTCTTTATGTAACTCGCATAATACAAAGCTGAACAAATCTGTTGCAAGATCAGCATACGAATTTACAAAACAAAACTACAAGAGAAAGAATGGTAAATATGCCATAAAAAGCTAAATACTTCTAATGAATTTCCAATTGAGGTCTTCACATATTTTCTTCCATATTTGCTCTTGTTGATGAAGTTTATCTCTACTCTTTAACAAAGGAAAGTTTTTTAAAAACTCTGGTTGATCTAAAATTTGGATGAATTTGTGAAGCACATAACTATAAGACAAAAAGTTTTTTCGGTTGTTTGGACTATATTTTAAAAAAGGCACCTGAATCTCTTTGAACATGTTTTTTAATTTCTCTTCTAATTCGGGATTCAAATGAGGGTTGGGTATACCTGTAATTTTATTTAAAATGTATGGTATATGTTCGTAATATTTATTTATCTTATGTTTTTTTAATATCTCTCTTATTTTTAACGGAGTTACTGATGCAAGATTATATATTCGCTGTTTGTTCAATTCTAACATAATCTTATTAAACACTTCTTCAGGGATATCCGTCGTTTCTTTTCCTTGAATTTGATTAAGCCATTCGGAGAAATGATTAATTCTCTTGTAGCTAAAATAAGAGATCTCTTTAGGGGGGTCTTTGTAAGAAGGCTTTTCATTGTCGGTAATAATGTTCTCCACTGTAAAACAAGTTCGACAACATATGATCCCTTCGTTCACCAACACATCCTTTGTATTTCCATAACAATAAGAACATTTAGAGGAATTCTCTTGAGAAATATTATTGTTGATATAATTCTTATCCGTAAAGCTTAAATAATCATCCAATAAATGAAAACGACTCGTTTTGATATTCTTATTGGAAATCTTTTCTAAATCTTCCTTGTTTCCTTTTGTGAATAAATGCGCTATTGTTAAACTATCCTCGTCATCATTGTCTTTCCTGAAATTTGTTATTCCACCCTCATCCGTATTGTTCTCCAATAAATTATAATAGTTGAATAAAATGTCGCTTGTGTTTACATAATACTCCAACTCATTCTTGTTACAATTAAGCTCACCAATCTCATTTTTAAGCAAAATTTGTTTCTCTTTTAAAGTGATCATATTTTTTATTTCTTCGTCCGTTAATTCACAATTTGGCTTTATTTGTAACGCCTCTAAACGATCGTGATTGCTTTTGTGCTCATTATAAATATTTTCTAATTTTTTGTCATTGTCCTCAAAACTTTCAACCATTGACCTGTGTCGAACGTCTAATGTGGTATTAGATATTTGGTAGTTACAATGTCTTTTGGGATTATTTCGTTGTTTTATTTTCATTGAAAATATAGTGTTGTTATAATAATATTTTGTTGTGTTTTTAATTTGTTTTTTGTTTTTTTTTTCTTACATATAAATATAATAATAATACAAAAATGGGTGGTGGAGGCTTAATGCAACTTGTCGCTTACGGTGCCCAGGACATCTATTTGTCCGGAAACCCTCAAATTACCTTTTTCAAAGTGGTCTATCGTCGCCACACTAACTTCTCCATGGAGTCTATTGCTCAAACTATAAACGGCACTGTTGGTTTCAACCGTAAAGTGACCGCTACCATCTCTCGTAATGGTGATCTTATCAACCGTATGTGGTTAGATGTAGACCTTCCTACCCTTACCGGTGGTACATATAAAAAATGGGTGGGTCACAAGCTCATCAAGTCCGTTGAGATTGAGATCGGTGGTCAGCGCATTGACAAGCACTACGGTGATTGGCTCCATATCTGGAACGAGCTCTCCCAGACCGCCGGGCATTGGTCTGGTTATGAAGCCATGGTTAACGGTGTAAAAGCTGACGGTACTCTTTTAAAATCTGACAGCGCTCTTAGTGCAGATGCTCGTACCGTGTATATTCCCCTTCAGTTCTGGTTCTGTCGCAACCCAGGTCTTGCTCTCCCTCTCATCGCCCTTCAATACCACGAGGTCAAGGTGAATGTGGAATTCGCTTCTCTTTCTGAAATAACTACTGAGACCACTGAAGGTACCCCTGTTGCTACTGTTGCTGGTGGTGAACTCAATGGGTCCCTCTATGTGGACTATGTCTACCTCGACACTGACGAGCGTCGTCGTTTCGCCCAGGTATCACATGAGTATCTCATCGAACAGCTCCAATTCACCGGTGACGAGGCTCCCTCTCAAAGCATCAAGATGAACTTCAACCATCCCGTAAAAGAGCTCGTGTGGGTCGAGGTTGATTCCTCGGATGACTCATACTCAAGCACCTACACAAAGGCACAAATCACCCTCAACAGCCACGATCGTATGTCCGAGAGGAAGCCCATGTATTATCAGCTTGTACAACCCTATCAACATCACGAGCGTGTACCAACCGTTTCTCCTATCAATGTGTACTCCTTCGCTCTTAAGCCCGAGGAGCATCAACCCTCTGGTACCTGTAACATGTCTCGTATTGACACTGCTACCCTTAAACTTCTAGGCATAGATACATCCGCCACTAAATCTGTCAAGATTTTCGCCACCAACTACAATGTGCTCCGTATCATGAGCGGTATGGGTGGTCTCGCATACTCCAATTAAATGTATTAACATCGTTTCGTAAAAATTATTAACATCGTTTTGTAAAATATGTTAATTATCAAAAAAAAAAAATATTTTTTATAAAAATTAAATGTAAAAACAAAACATTTAATTCATAAATGCAATAAAGGAATAGAAAAGATACGCATTGTAAGAAAGATCGAAACAGATTATAAATTTATATTTTAGGAATATGATACAACAAAACATTATACCGTATGAGATGACTGTTAAAATACTATTTTTAAAATACACGAAAAATAGACTGAAAATATGAAAAAAAAATCTTAATATAATAATAATACAAAAATGGGTGGTGGAGGCTTAATGCAACTTGTCGCTTACGGTGCCCAGGACATCTATTTGTCCGGAAACCCTCAAATCACCTTTTTCAAAGTGGTTTACCGTCGTCACACTAACTTCTCCATGGAGTCTATTGCCCAAACTATCAATGGTACTGTTGGTTTCAACCGTAAAGTTACCGCTACTATCTCTCGCAATGGTGATCTTATCAACCGTATGTGGTTAGAGATCGATCTTCCCAAACTTAACACCGACTCGGTATACGATGCATGGGTGGGTCACAAGCTCGTCAAGTCCGTTGAGATTGAGATCGGTGGTCAGCGAATTGACAAGCACTACGGTGATTGGCTCCAGATCTGGAACGAACTATCCCAGACCGCTGGACATTGGGCTGGTTACAAGAATATGGTAGAAGGTGCTAATATGGATGCGGACAATAAGATTACATTTCCTCATTCTAATGATATTGATGGTGACGAAAGAAACGATCGTGTGGTATATGTCCCGCTTCAGTTCTGGTTCTGTCGTAACCCAGGTCTTGCCCTCCCTCTCATCGCCCTTCAATACCACGAGGTCAAAGTGAATTTGGAATTCGCTTCTCTTGCGGATATTGCCCATACACAACCCGAAATGACCGATGGAGATGGCGATCCTATACCACGAATTCTTGCTGTAGACAGCAATGGTTCCTTGAACGGCTCTTTATATGTGGACTATGTCTACCTTGACACTGACGAGCGTCGTCGTTTCGCCCAGGTATCGCATGAGTATCTCATTGAACAGCTCCAATTCACCGGTGACGAGGCTCCCTCTCAAAGCATCAAGATGAACTTTAACCATCCGGTGAAAGAGCTCGTTTGGGTTGAGACGGGTCTTACTGGTAAAGTGGGTGATTACACAAGTACCTACACAAAGGCACAAATCACCCTCAACAGCCACGAGCGTATGTCCGAGAGAAAGCCCATGTATTATCAGCTTGTACAACCCTATCAACATCACGAGCGTGTACCAACCCAGTCTCCTATCAATGTGTACTCCTTCGCTCTTAAGCCCGAGGAGCATCAACCCTCTGGTACATGTAACATGTCTCGTATTGACACTGCTACCCTCAAACTTACAGGCATAGATACATCTGGCACTGACACTAAATCTGTCAAGATTTTCGCCACCAACTACAATGTGCTCCGTATCATGAGCGGTATGGGTGGTCTCGCATACTCCAATTAAATATGTTAATTGTAAAAAAAAACAAAAAAATAGAACTCCAATATACTCTTTGCGTAGCAACTCGTTTTTTCGAGGAGGAGCAGGAGCAGGATGCGACGGCGTACATGGCTGTGTGGAAGAGAAGAGCTCATGCTTTTATACCCTGAAACTCAACTACTTGTTTTAATAATTTGTTACCATAAATTAATTCTGTTTTACATTCAAATTGATTAAAACATGGACTATTCCAATTAATACATCTCCATTTTCCATCTTCAATATCTATCGTATTTGAACGAGTGATATCGTTGATCAATAAACATTTTTTGAAAGATATATTGTTGACTAATTCTTTTAAGAATGATACGATTCTTGGAGTAGACCAATGTTGTAATACATCTTTAATAATGATTAAATCAACCTCTTTGCGAATGTATAAACAAATAGCATCACCATCAATTAATTCAAAATGAAATTTATCATTTTCATATTTCTTTTTTGTTTCGGTAATAATTGATTTTGAACAGTCGTATCCAAAATATTGAATGGGTTTATCATTATAAATAGCATCCAAACATTGGCCATCTCCACTGCCAATATCTACCACATTTTTAATATTATAAATATCAATGTAATTACGTAAATATGGTATATAATCATTTTTATTGAATTCTATAGTGCTTCCTTCACCGCTTCCTCCACCATACCAATGTTGGCTGGAATATATGTTGTCAAAGACATCATTTAAACTTATTTCGTGATTATCAACAGAACCCATGCTTTAATATTAAATATGTTTCAATAATTATCGTTGAAATTATATATATATTTAACAATTTAGGGTTTCTTTAAACCTCAAACTAAATAATAATGTTTTTCTTTTATTAATATTGAATTATGACTTTTTCTTTTTGTGAGAGTACATTACCCTCTTCTGAATATTTATTTATTTTCATACCATCTTAAGTATCTTTCTTCTCCTTTTTCATCATTTCTTTCTTTCTCTGATAACGCTCTCTTCCCTTTCTATTTCTCTCTTAATTTTTTTTCAGATATAGAAATAATAAAAATAAAAAATAAAATTTCAAGAAAAATTGTCAAGAAAAATTGATAAAATATAATTATCATACATGACCTTATTTTAAATTAGTTAATAATTTGTTTTAATTGTTAATCAGGTTTAAAGATTATGATTAGTATTTAATAAAAAAATTGAATAATATATCATACATACACCATCATAAAATAAATCAATGTATATATGCGTACACGAAGGATGTAATAAACGACCGAATTTCAACACACCAGGTTCATCCAAAGGTCTGTATTGTTCAGATCACAAGAAGGATGGAATGGTTGATGTAAAAAATAAACGATGTGAACACGAAGGATGTGATAAACAACCTGTTTTCAACTTACTCGGTTCATCTAAAGGGCTGTATTGTGCGATTCATAAAATGGACGGAATGGTTAATGTGAAAGATAGACGATGTGA